AAAAAATAGAACAGGTGCTTAGATTTTATCACGATTTTTTGCTGAATGAACATGCATTATTACATATTATTGTAAATCCCTCTATTTTCCATTTGATAAAATTGATTACAAATATTGACAAAATTTAAATAAATATTTCTACATATTCAAGATATTTACATTAATTACAAAAGTGATACATTTAAGTTGTAAGTTATAAAAACTATTAAAGGGGGAATTATTATGTTTAAGAAATTAGTATTAGGGGCTTTAGCAACTGGGCTTATGCTGTCTGGTGCTACAGGAGCATCCGCAGCTGTAGATACTGATAATAGTAAGAAGTCAATTGCTGCATCATGTGATTATAAGGCTTTTCCTTATGCTAAAAAAGAAGATATGCCTATGGTAGTGAAAAAAGATGGAATAAAACATTATTTAAAAGGAACTGTTATAAAGGATGGACAGTTATACGGGTTATATGAACCTGAATATTGTTAAAAAAGAAAGGACACTTAATGAGTGTCCTTTCTCCGACTTGAACCACATTAATTTGAATAATATGTATTGGAATCCCATCTAAATATTATTGTTCTTGCTAAGTAATATTCGTTTATTTGCATAACATAAAACTAACATGTAATATAATTTTTATGTTATAATGTAATTACCTAAGTTATTATTGCACATGGGATTCCCTTTCCCTGTGCTTTTTTTATTTTAAAGGTTAATGATAATTTTTTTCTTACTCCAAAAGTCAGGTGTAAATTGTAATTTCAATTTCTCTCCAATAGGTTGTTCAAATACAACAGTTCCTGCGACTTGTCCTTTGGGCGCTAATTGGCCAGAATTAAGTGCGGTATTTTGATTGATCATTGATAAGGTCGGTCTAGTGATATTACCTTGGCTATTTCTCATTTCGAAGTCAAGCGTATTGTATGAGATATCCTCTTTTCCACCATTATAGATGTTTACTGCTACCAATATGTATTCATGCCCTTGTCTTGGTTTATCGAATTCTCCACCAGGAGATTTTTTAACTTCGGTTACAGTTAATCTGTGATCACCTAATTTAATAGTCTCGCCGATCGAATATTCCTTTTTCGAATCTTTTTCAGCATCTTTAACTTCCTGCCCTTGGGCTGTAACTTCTTGAGCTTGGTATTTAGTTTTCGGATCACCAAATACTAATATCAAAGCACAAAAAAATAAGAAAGAACCAACTAAAATGAAGCTCCCCCATCCAATATACTCCCAAACCTTTGATTTCTTTTCAACTTCCACCTGTATTTCTCCCCTTATATATTAGATTTTTATAATAAAATAGTATCAAAATTTCCAGTATTTGAGTACAAGATATTTAGAATACACAAAAAAAAGAGAGCTTCGCCCTCTAATTTTGATTAACATAACGTATGATTAAGCAGATACAGAAGCTTTATCTTTACGGAAGATACCCATTAATCCACCGATCAATAATAAAATACCTGGTAAGATATAGAATACAAAGATACAGATAAATCCTCCGATTGCCGCGATTGTCATCATGATACCGCCAGCTTTAGCTTTACTTTTAACTACTACTGAACCAACAATTCCTAAGATAGAAAGACCTACTGCAGCCCAACCTAATCCAATAATAGAATTTGCTCCCTCAGCTTCAAACGCAGCTCCCATTCCACCGATCATTAAAGCTAAAACAGCGCCTAATACGCCAAAAATACCACCAATAAGTCCTAATACAAATTCAGTTGTTCGTTTCATTTTAAGTTCTCCTTATTTAGCCACGTCAAATTCAAATTTCACGGATTTTTCATCGAATGTAAATGTTGGTTTGAATGTACCAACGAATTTATCGCCCTCTGGAACATCGAATAACATTTTGTTAGTGATTTGGTTGCCTGGTGCGATATTTTCGTTTATGAATGCATCTCCGCCACCAAAGTATTCTTTGAATTGATTACCGTTAGCATCAGCGATTTTTAATTCAGAAGTTCCGAAATATACATCTTTCTTGCCGTTATTCTTAGCATTGAATGCAATTTCTAAAACTTTTCCTTTTTCGGGCTTACTGTATTCGCTAGGCTCAACGAATTTAGCTGAACTGAAAGTCAGTTGTAACCCGTTAACTTCTACTGTATCTCCGACTTTATAAACTTTGTTTTCAGCAGTTTCTTTTTTGTCTTTCTTTTCCTCTTGTTTTGGGACATCATTTTTACTTACTTCTTTAACTTCTGTTTCTGCACATGCAGCTAAGCTAAAAGCAAGCGCTCCTGTTAAAGCGATCGTACCTAGTTTCTTATACATGTTTTTTCCTCCAATTATGTAAAATGTAAGATTTCCGAGCTTATCATAGCAAACAATTAATTCGAATATTGTCATATTTTGTCGAATGAAAATAAAAAAAGAGAGCCGCAGCCCTCATTTTCAATTAATAGCAACCAAAGATGCTTCAATGATGTATCGTTCAGGTGCATCCCCAATATAGTTAAATGGATAACATGTAGTTAGTGTTAATGTTGGTTTATCTTTTGCGACGATTACAGTGCGATCATTTGCATCTGTGATCCAATGTTTTTGAATTTGATAAATGTATACTCTTTTATCATACTCAACTAAAATATAGTCATTTTCTTGTAAATCTCCCAAATTAGTAAATACCGTATCACGATGGCCGCTTAAAACAGTATGTCCATTTCCAGAGGGAGTGGTTGTAATATCACTCACAAACATTCCTACCCCTTTTTTTAAGGTTTTGGCATCAGCACCCCAGTAAACTTGATATTTCTGTTTAATTTTCGGTATAACCATATAGGCGATTTGTACTCCCATTTGATGCTGAACTTGAGAAGCTGGAATCTGTTTTTGTGATTCTGATTCTGATATTGTTTCACTAGTGTTTGTAAAATTAGATTCTTGATTTGGTAGAGTATGTTGAAATTGTTCTTTGTTTGATTCATTGTTGACATCTTTTCCATCTTTAGTGGCAGGTTTTATATTTTGATATTGTTGAATTTCAGTACTGGTTAAGGCTTCAACAGTTTTTCTTGCATCATACCAATCTATAAAGTAATAAACAAAAGCAAAAGAGCCTATAGTAATTAATAAAACTCCCAACCAATTAAGTTTTTTCAAGTTTATCACTCCATATTAAAAACGACAGGAACATCCCTGTCGTTTTTAGCTATTAGTTTAGGCATTTGTTTTTTTACGACGGAATACAAGGATTGAACCCGCTAATACTAAAGCAGCACTTGCAAGCATCATTGTAATACTGTTCGATGCTGTATTAGGTAATTTTTCACCTTGTTTTTTAGTTTCTTTTTTCACAGCTGTATTAGTATCTTTCTTTGTTTCTTTTGTAGTTGTTTGAGGCTTAGTTTGTTCTTGTTTATTATTTGTTGTTTGATTGTTTTGTTGCGAATTTTCTTGTTTTACAGGTTCTTGTTTAGTATTTTCCTGTTTAGTTTGTTCTTGAGGTTTGTTTTCATCTTTTTTAGTAGGCTGTTTACTAGCTAAAAATTGATCGTAATCCCCTTTTTTTACTTCACAAGGTAAACCATCATTGTCACGATCTAAATCATGAGGATCGTTACTTGCACTGTATCCATTGCTGTGCCAGAATTCCATAACTTCTTGTTTGTTTTTAAAGTGACCACAATTCTTGTCGTTTGGATTTTTTTCTGCAAATGCAGCAGAACTGTACCCTACTGTTAATAGTGTGAACGCTGTTGCTGAAGCTAATAGTTTTTTCATAATTTTCTCCATCTCCCTAAATGGTATGTATTTACATTGGAATATTTTACATTCTAAAAATTAAAAATACAATAATAATTTGTTGATAAATGTAATATTTTAGATAAAAATAGCAAATTGATAATCTGTATACTGTTATATTATGTCGAAGGTAAATAAAAAAGAGAACCGAATGGCTCTCTTGGTAGGATTGGTAAAATTATGTAAAATTTTACCTCTAGAAAATGGAAATGATTTCTTCTACAATGAAATCAAATCACAATATTTCACTATTCTCACCTAAAAATCGTACATAATGATCAAGTTGTTTACAGAAATTCTCTCTTTGGCTTTCAGATAACGCCCCATACGTTTTTTGAACACCGATTAGAGTATTATGTAATCTTTCATCATCAGTAGCGTCAGTGCGTCCAGTAAGCACATCTAACGACACGTTAAAGAAGGAGGCGAGACGAAATAATGTTGTAAGATCTGGTTCAGAAAATCCGTTTTCGTAGTTGTTAATTTGACTACGACTAAGGTTGAGTTCATGAGCCAAATCAGCTTGTCTAAGCGAACGACTTTTCCTAAGTTTTTTTAGAGTTTCACCTAAAGTTTTCATACTATCAGTATAATTATAGACATATTGATATACTATAAATGATAGATATATTGTCTTTTGTGTTATATTGATAGATATATAATCAAAAACCTAAAATAAAATAGAACAAAAGTTCGGTTTTGTGATAAAATATGCATGTGAGGTCTTCAAACGTTCCATGTATATTTGTATATTTTATTTTCGTTATAGCTGATAAACGTTGGTATATAAAGATTTTACAACTTTCTCAATATTTATCAGATAACTACATGACTGAAATTTGCCAAAAATGTGATATTATGAAAATAACCAAATAAACGGACGTGAAAAAAGACCCACGGTGTAAGTAGTGCTGGTAACACTCTTACACTGCGCCCTAAGTGCCTAGGGAACATTGTCGCGGATCTTGTACATACATATTATAACACATCTTAGATTGAGAGTGACACGTTTTCCTTTATATGTAACAAATTGGGGTTACGTGTCTTTTTGTTCCGGTAAGGAGGAGCAAAATGAAATATTGGTTAGCTAAAATCATTGATGAAATTGATTTTCAAAGAAAAAGCCAAGAAGAGGTTGCTAAACATCTCGGAATCAGTGGACCTGCTTTTTCAAAAAACTTATCTGGTAAAAGTGAACTTAATTTTTTAAATATGATTAAGTTAGTAAAACATTTGTATGAAGACAATGTCGAATTGACTTTTATGGTTAGGGAATTCTGTAAAAAGATGAATGGTAAGAAGAATATCAGAATTGCTATGGAATATGCAAATGCTATAGGAGACTTTGAGTTGTTACGTATAGCAGTGCAAAAAGGGTTTAATTCAAATAACACATTAACGAAAGAATGGGCATTTGTATACGAAATGGTACTAATTAGGTTAAAACGATTTTTAAGTGATAAATCTCTGTTAGAAGAATTGAATGAGCGGAAGAAGCACCGTACAGTTAAATCTGATGAGACTAAAATAATGCTTGATATAATCACGTTCTACACTCTCTATGAATCTAGAGAATACAAAATGCTATTTAGTTATTCGGAAATGTTATTGCCTAAAATTGAAAAAATAAGTGATGCTTTTACACGTGATTTATATAGAGTACGAATACAAGAGATTATTGCATATGCAAGTTTAATGGATGAACAAATAGATAAATCTAGAGATATTTGTCATGAAATATTGAATACAGAAGATAATTTTGGATACTTAGATATGTTAAAAGTATCTGCTTTAGGGTGTTTAGGTGAATCATATAGTTTTGATAGCTACGAACAGTCATTGTGGTACTTAAACAAAGGAATAGAATTGTTAAATAAATGTCATTCTCATAGAGCGGTAGAACGGAATAGAAACTTTTTAAATATGCGTTCTTATATTAGATTGATAAATAAAAAAGATTTACATGATTTAGACATATACGATGTTGGAGAGGTAGCTTTAAAGCACATAATTAATGGGAATGAAAAAGAAGCAGTAAGATTACTTAGAAATGAGGAAAAGGAAAAAGGAAAACTTACTCCAATGAAACTGTGTTATTTAGGAATGGCATTGAAAGATCGATCATTGTTAGAACAGTCAATAGAAGGTTTTATTAACGAGGGATGCAAATTTTATTGTAGGTTACCCAGAAAAATATTAGAAGAATTTAATAAATATGGTATAATATTCATGGGTGATGCTAAATGAAAAAAATACTAGTCATAGTAACAACATTGGCATTAGCTGGAGCGTTATATATTTCTCCCGCTAAAGACCAAAAGGAGCAACCTAAACAAGTAGCGAAGGATGCTCAAACACAAATTATGTTAAGAATGGACCCTGGGACTGGAATTGGTTAATACCAAGACGTCTAGGTTCTAACTATAAATAGATTGAATGCGATTGTCTCATTAACGGGGCAATCGCATTCGTCGTTTATAAGGAGATTAACCAAAAATAAAAAAAAGAATATTAGTTATATATTGTGAATTCTTCACAAACTACTATGAAGATATTGGAGGATGTTGGGGATGACAAGAGACGAGATTTTAAAGGGGTTTTTATTGCAAGCTGATGAATTATCCAATGGTGATGAACAGACACTTGATTCATATATTGAAATGCTATTTAATACAGAGCAAAAAAATAGCCACGCCTCGTGAGGAGGTTGGCTATTTTTCCGATTGGTTGTTTAATTTTTCGAATTCTGCCATTAGGTTTTCAGCTTGTTTCATTATCATTTCGCGTTGAGATTCAGGAAGGTTAGCTAATCGTTCCTTCATTGCTTTAAATTTCACGTCTAACATTTCGTTTAGATCTTCTTCATCACTTCGTCCTAATAAGAAGTCTGTAGTCACATTAAATACCCCTGCGATTTTTGCAGTTACTTCTCTTGAAGGTTGTTTCTTACCAGATTCGACCTTTGAAACAAAAGATTCACTAACATCTACTTTTTCTCCTAATTCTTTCTGAGACCATTTTCTTTCTTTCCTTAGTTCTTTTATCCTAACGGATAGTATAGGTAACATGATTTTATTCCCCTTTAATAACTATTTTATATGAAATTTTAATGGTTTTGTTTTACATTGACTATAGTATATATTCTACATAAAACTTGACCACTAGTCCATTTCTTGTTTTGGAAAATAATTTTTAAAATAAATACTTGACCACAGGTCATGTTGGGTGTACAATGAAAATGTAATCGAGAGGTGAAGCCGATGAAAATAAAAGGGAGTTACGTTAAAGAACTTCGCAAGAGTAAAAAACTCACGCAGAAGCAACTTGCTGAACTATCACAGATCAGCGAGAGTATGGTTTCGAAGATAGAATTAGGTGTTAAATCAACTAAGATTGAAACATTAAAAAAAATAGCAAATGCGTTATCAACAACGATGGATGACTTAGTAGGATGAGGTCATTTTTTAAATAACACTAACTTGACCTAAGGTCATTTTAAATTAACTAACTTGACCTTGAGATGATAAAGGAGGGGAAAGAAAATGAATCAATTACAAGTTTTTAATCATCAGGAATTTGGAGCATTAGAGGTTATTCGATTAAACGATAAGGAAATGTTCAATCTTGAAAACGTAGCATGGTCACTTGGATATACGAAAGTTGCGAAAGGGAAAACGTACCTTAGAAAAGATCGTATCGAGAAAGTTATCCAAAAAGCTGACATATCAGTAGTTGTCCACGATGGACAACCGTATATTACCGAAGATGGATTGTATGAGTTGATTTTCGAATCAGAAACTCATAAAGCGAAAGAATTTCGTAAATGGGTAACAAGCGAAGTGCTCCCTTCTATTAGAAAACACGGAGCATACATGACAGATCAAGTTCTGGAACAAGCGGTAACAAATCCAGACTTCGCAATCGGTCTTCTCACTAAATTAAAAGAAGAGAAAGAAAAGCTTGCAGCAGCGCAACAACAAATCGTACAGCAACAACCATTGGTAACATTCGCAGAAGCGTGTATGCAATCAAACGAATCGCTAAAGGTGAGTGAAGTCGCTAAGTTAGCAGCTAAACACAATATCAAAATCGGACAACGTCAGTTATTCGCAAAACTAAGAGAATGGAACTTAATGTTCAAGCGATCCACTGAACCAACTCAAGTAGCGGTTGAAAAAGGATACTTCGAAATCGCACAAGGTGTTAAACAGAAACCAAGCGGAGAGCCGTTCACATGGACAACAACATACGTAACACCAAAAGGACAAGCCTACATCATAGACCGACTGAAGAAAGAACAGGAACAGGAGGCGGTGTAAATGACGGAAGAAAGCACATTATCACTGTTAATCGTAGCAGCTGCAATATGTGTATTCGTATACCTGGTACACCGAATAGATGTATGGGACAAAAAGACAGGATGGTCACGGGATGACAAATAAAGAACAGCGTGATGAAGACGAACAAAAGAAACTCTTGTGGATCATAAAGGATTTACGAGCTAGAGGGATACATAACAGCGCAGATAAGGTTGAGGAAATGCATAAGGAGTTTATCACTCTAGCTAAATAACAGATAAAAGGAGAAGTAAAAATGAAAAATATCCAAGAGAAAAAGGTAACAGCCTCTCAGTTACAAGAGGCTGTAGGTCAAACGATTATAGAATTAACAGAATGGATTCAATCTGTATGTAAAGACTCATCTGCTATTGAATTAGACAGACTTCCAGAGGTTGTTACAGCAACTTCTGAGCTTTATAAGTCTTACAAGATTTAAATGATTATTCAATAATTCCGTGAGCGCGTAGTACAGAGTTGTATATTTCCGTGTAAAGTTTAGAAACTTCAGTAGCCATAGTTTGATTGTATTCAAAAGGATCATTTTCTGCTCCTCTTGACGGCTTACCAGGAACAGCAAGTCTATCTATAATAGCAAGAGTTAACTCTTTAGCAATCTGTGATTCATTACTCATAAAAACACCTCCTTCCGTCTAACTAATTCGACAAAAAGGAGGAAAATCCTACAAGGATAAGACAAGCCTTCGCTTGTCGGAATATTCAGGAATCTAATGGTATCCCCCACCTAGTAAATGGGTTCCTGGGTATTCCGATGCGCGAAGCATCAAAACAAAATAAAACCAGCCGATTACCCCTAATCGACTGGTTCATGAAACGACAGATTATTATGTACCTCTATTATAACACGGTCGTTTCTTCCAGTAAATAAGGAGGAATGTGGAAATGAAAGATGTTTTAGACAAGCAAAAAGAACGTGCAATCGAAACTTTGAAACAAATGTCTGAAAAGGAACAAGACATCGTGAAAAAGTTAGATCTCGACTATGCAATTACAGTTTTAACAAATAAACCGCATGGCGCTATGCCGTTCTAGGAGGATATGAAAATGAGATTATATGAACTTACTTCTAATTATAGAGAGTTACAAATGATGATCGAGGATGGTGTAGACCCATCGGCATTAGCAGATACATTGCAAGCTATTGAAGAAAGCATCCAGGATAAAGTGCAAAACACAGCGCTAGTAATCCGTAACCTTGAAGCTGATGTAAATGCTATCAAGGCGGAAGAAAAACGCCTAGCGGAGCGCAGAAAAGCGATAGAAAACAATTGTAAGAGTTTAAAAGATTACTTGTATCAACAAATGGTAGCAACGGATTTAAAACGCATTAAAGGCACAATCGTGACAGTAGGAATTCAAAAGAACCCAGCGAGCTTAGATATCGCAGAGGATGCAGTTATACCACCGGAATACATGATTCCTCAGCCACCTAAGGTTGATAAGAAGTTATTACTTGCAGCAGTTAAGGATGGGATGCAGTGGGATGGAATTACGTTGAAGCAATCTGAAGGAGTGAGGATTCGATGAACCTTTGGCAAAAGTTAGTCGCAATTCGCAAAGACATAGATGTATTCAAAAAAAACGGGAAAAGTTACGGATATGACTACGTAACGGGTTCTCAAATACTCCACAAAATTAAAAAGAACATGGATGAGTTACAGGTCATCCTAATGCCTAAAATGGGCGAGCATAAAACTTGGCAGTACAGCTATAAAAACCAAAAAGGAAGAGAGATAACAGATTTTGTTATCGAAGGTGACGGATTCTACGAATGGATAAATGCTGAAAACCCTGAAGAGCGAGAAACAATACCCTGGAAATTCTTCGGGCAACAGGACGACGTTTCTAAAGCGTATGGATCAGCGCTAACTTATTCCGAGAGATATTTCTTGCTTAAATTCTTTGGAATACCAACTGACGAAGACGATGCTGATGCGAAAAATCCAAAAGGAAAGCAACCTAATAACAACAATAACAGTCAAAATAAACCGCAGCAAAGCAATGGACAAGCTAATAAAGCATCAGAAAAACAAATGAAAATGATACATGCAAAGATAGCGCATATTTCAGTTTTAGCGAAAGCTGATAAACAGACTATTGAAGATACATTGAAAGGCAACATTGGAACTGACAACCTAAGTGAAATTAGCTCACAGGTTGCATCAAAAGCAATTGAAGTGCTAATGGGATGGGAAAAACAGTATAGCCAAGCAGGGTAAGGAGTGAAATTGTATGTCGCGTAAACGTAAAGACATTTCAAACCAGAAATTCGGATTTCTAACAGCAATTGAATACAAAGGAAATAGTTTTTGGGAGTGTGTCTGCGAATGTGGCAACAAAAAATCATTCCTAAAACACCATTTAGAAAAAGGAATCGTTCAAAGTTGCGGATGCCAAAAATCGAGACTTCTTAGTGAAGCGAGATCTAAAGGGAAAAAATACAACAAACGACTTAATAAAATATTTGATGGTATGAAACAACGTTGCTCTAACCCTAATACTGATGCTTATAAGCATTACGGTGGAAGAGGAATCAGAGTCTGTGATGAATGGCTAGAAAGTTACGATAACTTTTATTGGTGGGCCATGAAAAACGGTTATAAAGATGATTTATCAATAGACCGCATAGATGTTGATGGGGATTACTCACCAAGCAATTGTAGATGGATTCCTCGATCACTTCAACAAAGAAACAAACGAAACACTATAGAGGTAGAGATTGACGGTGAAATGTTAACACTCCCCGAAATAGTGGAGCGTTATTCCCTAAATAAAGGGACTGTTTTTACCAGATATTATCGGGGTTATAGAGGAAAGGCTTTAATAAGTAAACCGGGCGCATTAAGACATAACCAAAAGGGAGGGCTAAAAGATGTTCGTTAATGAAGATAACAAATCTCGAGTACTTTTGCCCTCATGGGTGTGGAAGGGCGCACGAAATGAAAAAGAAGCGAAAACAAAGGCGATTGAGTACATTACTCCCGATCGCTATCCAGGATACAAAATATTGAAGATTAAAGATGGAATCGCTGTATGCGAGAGGGAGAGTGTGTGATGTTTCAAGTGCCAGTAAGACGCGGATCAATGAAAGAAATGTTAACAGCAGTTCGTGATTTAGAGAAGAGGGGTTATGACTACGTAACACCAATCAAGCGAGTATATAGAGTAGAGAAGACGTTTCATCATGAAGGCAAATTTAGAGGAAAAGACAAGGTTCGATTTACAGGAATGGAAGATTTAGTGAGTTATGAATGTTGGATGAAGAAGGTGAACTAAATGGCAGATGTTAAATGGATAAAACTCTCTACTAGCATGTTTGAAGATGAAAAGATTCGATTGATTGAAAGTTTACCAGATGCAGACACACTACTAATCATTTGGATTAAATTGTTGTCTCAAGCGGGCAGAACAAATGCCAATGGTTACATTTTCTTAAGCGAGAACATTCCTTTTACAGAAGAAATGCTTGCAACACTTTTTAATAGACCGATAGCAACAGTAAGGCTTGCACTACAAACGTTTAAACAGTTTGGAATGATTGATATCACTGATGATCAGTACATTTGCATCTCTAATTGGGAAAAACATCAAAACGTTGATGGGCTAGAGAAAATACGTGAACAAAACCGATTACGTAAGCAAAAACAAAGAGAAAAACTTAAGTTAGAGACGTCACGTGACAGTCACGGGACAATCACGCAGGGTCACGCAACAGATATAGAAGAAGATAAAGAATTAGATAAAGAAAAAGATAAAAAGAAGAAAGAAAAACCTTCTCGTCACAAGTTTGAAACTTGCGACGCCAACGGGGCTAAGTATTTGTTTGAAAAAATTAAAGGTAACAACCCTAAACAAAAAGAGCCTAACTTCGATAATTGGGCAAATGAGTTTAGATTAATGCGAGAACGCGATAACAGAGAACCGCAAGAGATTAAAGATGTTATTGATTGGTGCCAAGCAGATCCATTTTGGCAAGGAAATATCTTATCTCCTAAAAAGCTACGTGAGAAGTTTGATCAACTTACTATTCAGATGAAATCTAAAAAGGGAGCGAAGAACAATGCAGAGAGCAGCGGCAGCAATACCAACCGATATAGCCAAAAAGGTGAATATGACTATGGATTCTGATGTGTGCGATACACATGGCATGAATAAGATGAAGTTCGGTGGACAAGTTGTTTGCCCTCGATGCTTCCTTGAAAACGAAAGTAAGAAGCTTCAGCAACAAGAACAAGCGAAATACGATGCAGATAAAGCGAATGAGAAGAAGTTCATGTTCCACCAACAGAGCATGATTGCTGATAGCAACATTAAAAAAGCTAACTTTGATAACTACCAACCTACTAGTGATGAAGGAGCGAAGAACCTCGAACTCGCAAAGGTCATCGCAACGGATTATCTCAACGGAAAAATCTTTAACACGATTATGGCCGGGAATTGCGGGGCAGGGAAAACGCATCTTGCTTACGCTATAGCGGATCAACTTGCAGGAGCAGGTAAGTCAGTTGTCTTCGTCACGGTTGGAGAATTGCTACGGAAGATTAAAAGTACATTCAGTAAAGAATCTACATTAACTGAAGATGCAATTATAAGAGGCTTAGTAAGAGCGGAAGTATTAATAGTCGATGATTTAGGAGCTGAGTTAGGCGCATTAGATGCAAATACAAAAGCAACAAACTTCATTAATAGGGTGTTGTTCGATGTTTTCGATGGGAGGCAAGGTAAATCTACTATCTTCACAACAAACCTCACAGGAAAGCGATTAGACGAGGCATACGATGAGAGGATTGTATCGCGGATTCTAAATAATTTCAGAACGATCACTTTCAAAGATACAAAGGATTACAGAAGAAAAGCACTACCATTCTAAAGGGGGAATTTGGATGACGGAATTAGATTTATATAAATTTTGTGAAGGTAAGGAAATGGATTGGAGAGGCGATGAACTTTATGTGTGGATTTACTTTCATGATTTAGAGGATTTCACAAAAATCGTAGGGCACAACTGGTTTAGCGAGGGAGGCATGGAAGTTCGATTGTTTGATAACTACGTAGCAATCGAGTTGGTTGACCTTTGTGAAAACTATGATATTGAACCGGAAAACATTCTTAAAAAGGGGGAATAAAAGATGTGTGCATGTAACGGAACGGGAGTAATTCAGAACGACATAGGAACGGGTATGTATCAGTTTGGGCCATGTATTTGCGAAGCGGCGAATCAAACACCGGAAGAGGTAGATAGAAAGCGTCATGCCGTTATGGCGAGATTAAGAGAAATTCATCAATTACAAATGGAGGGGAAATGGGATGCCAAGACTTGGAACAGATTTGGAAAAGGAAAATTACACAATGGCGTTGCAGCAGAGAAAGTACATGAAGAAATCGCGTCGTAACTTATATATCGCTCTAGAAGAGTTGGACCTGGTATTTGATGAAAGCGAAGTGATTCGATTACAAGAAATGTGGAAGGAAGGCAAAGGAATCCTCGAAATTGCAAAAGAGTTAGGGAGACATCAATTAGAAATTGCCGCTTTAATTATGGACCAGGCAGATAAAAACTTGATTAAATCGCGTCCGATGGGGTTAGGGGCATGAAACAGCTAACCTTGGAGGATGTTGTAGGGAGTTTTGATTACAAAGCAAAGAGCACGGCCGAGCGATTCCTTGTAAATCCAACCGTTATAACACCGACATACGAAGTTCATTTCTATGACCAGGACGAAAGACAAAAAATAGATTGGTTCGATGTTAAAACGGAGAGCGAAGCGTGGAGCGCGGCAGTGAAAGAGCATGGTAAGGGTATTCAGAAGATTAAAATAAAACATTCGGAACGTACGAGAAAAGAAATCATGGCATTAGATTAGGAGGGAGAACATGCCAAGTTGGATAAGCGAAGAAAATTTACAAAAAGCATTAATCAACGGGATTAGCTACCACACGTTGTACGACAGGATTAGAAGTGGTTGGACGATAAAAGAAGCTATAACAACACCTCCAGTGCGAGGGGGGATATTCACAAAAGAAGAGAGAGAAATTGCAGAATCAAATGGAATATCTTACAACACTGCATACACAAGAATCGCTGTTATGGGGATGAGTGTAGAAAAAGCGATAACGACTCCGTTAAGACCGCATAGAGGACGTAGCCGTAAACATGGGCAATGGAAGGGAATCGCACTAGAGAATGGTATTTCAGAAAGCACCTTTTACAACAGATTGGGATTGGGGTGGACATATCAAGATGCAGCTACTAAACCAGCGAGACGTAAAGGTGAAATAGAGAAAAAGTGGTTAGATACCGCAAAGAACAACGGCATTGGATATCATACGTTCCTTTCACGGATTTGCACTCAAAAATGGGACATCGAACGAGCGGCAACAACGCCAGTCATTAATACGGGAAGACGTTGCTCTGTGAAAAATAAGGAGGGAGTATTGTGAAACATTACGGTCCTGTTATCACTGATGAGGATTACGAGAAGGCTGCTAAGAACGGGATTAGCAAAATGAACGTGTATTTACGAGTTATTAAGCGTGGATGGGGGATAGAACGCGCTATAACGGTACCAGTTAGAAAGAAAAAATACGGAATAGGAATAAACGCCGGATTGAAAAAGTTAGCGGAACAAAATGGGATTAGCCATACAACATTATATAAAAGGCTCAAAAGTGGTATGGACCCATTCGAAGCTGTAACAACACCGAAAAAACACAAACAGTGGGAATCTTTAAGAGAATTGGCTAAAGAAAATGGAATTAGCACATCTTCATTTTACGCAAGGATGGATAAAGGTATGGATCCATACGAAGCAGCAACAAAGCCACCACGTAAGTATAAAAAGAAACAAATAAGCTAGGGAGGAAATATGGACAGGAAACAAGTCTTCATCGACGTCTTATTACATAAGGGCATCTACAAAGAAGAAAAAACAGGACGTCAGCTTTATGAAATGAGTGAACAGGAACTATTCGAATTAATCAAAGGAGATGGAGAGAATGAGGGAAGCAATTGAAGAGTATATCGAACAATTACAGCAATCAGCAGTGGAGAACAGAAAAGAAGCTGATAAAGCTTACGAAGCTGAAGATTTAGGACTTGCTGGGTTCTATAGAGGGAAATGGATTGCAAATGAAGGAACAGCGATAGCATTAGCAACAATCTTATCTAAATACAAGGAGGAAGAACAATGAAATATACAGAGCATGGTACTTACGAAGTAACTCAATTATTAGCAGAAGCGAAGGAGAATGAAGAGAATGGCAACTAAGATCGTTGTATATACGAAAAATGATTGTCCTAACTGCAACAGAGCTAAATTTATGTTAAAGCGTTGTCCAGTCGATGTGGAATTGATTGAAATAAATGTGGACAACTTTAAAGATGTTGATAAAGCTTATGAAAATCTTAAATCTAACGGCATTCACAGTTTACCATCATTTAAGTTTGAAAATGGAAATATAGTTGTTGGCTTTGAAGAAGGAAAGATCATGAACGAATTAGGACTGTAGGAGGTTTTTATAATGAGACATACTCGAAATAGACAATTAGCAAAAGCTCATAAGGATCCATTATTTATGTGGATGAATGAACCAACTGACAAGATCGAATTACAAAGACATTGGATGAAGTTAGGCATTAACCCCATTTTAGACAAAAGCTTCAAATGGCATCGTGATTTTGTCTGGGAGATAGAAAAATACTGGGAGAGTTACATCACATTAGGTACGTACGGAAAGGATGACTTCAAAGTAATTTCAATCAAATAGGAGGGATCGCATGAAGAAAGAAACCAAAATACAGCTGGAAGGTGAGCTTGAAACAGTAGAAAACGAAATTTACAGGAAGCAATATCATTTGAACGGATTGAATAGCGAGAAGCGGAAGACAGAGAAGTCTTTGGAAGAGCTGAAGAGCCGGAGAGAAGAATTGAAAAGTTACTTATAAGGAGCGGGACGGAATGAATTTACGAGTGAAGATTAAACGAGTGAAAGATGTGGAGTTACCTAAATACGCTAAACCTGGAGATAGTGGTTTTGACCTTGTAGCAGCAGAAGACACGATTATATGGCCGGGCGAGACAAAGGTTGTGCCAACTGGATTGGCTTTTGAGATTCCGCCAGGATACGAATTACAGGTGAGAACACGTAGCGGAATTTCGCGTAATACCAAATTAAGAGTAATTCTTGGCACGGTAGACAGTGGTTTTAGGGGAGAGGTTGGAGTCATTGTAGATAATACATCAAAACCTTCGGTGTTCAGATCAGAAGCAGCGGATGTTATTGAAAAAGGAACGCGTATCGCTCAAGGCGTTATAGCGCCAGTGGTAACAGCTCATTTTGTTGAGGCGGACGAGCTATCGGATAGTCAGAGGGGCAAAAATGGTTTCGGAAGTACAGGCGTAAAGTAAGACCAAATTTGAATTTTGTATAAAAACGGAGGGGATATTATGAGGAATCCTAGCTTTGCAGAAACAACAAAAAATGCACTTGATATTTGTAACTACTCAAGTATGTCCAATGAAGAGATAGCAGATAAGGTATTTGAAGAGTTGAAACCGCAATATAAAGAATTGTATTTAATCAAGGAAGGTATTTCACAGCACTTTGTAACTAGTAAAGATAAGTTGGAACAGTTAGACAGACAATTAAACCTTAAAAAGAAAGATTTACAAAAAAAGGTTAGTAGTATAGAAGAAGCTTTGAAACAATTAAATCAACACTTGTAAAACTAAACCAAAGCGTTATTTTATTGAAAAGTAAATTGTTAAAGGATGAAAGATCCAGGCCTTTGCATGGATGATGGAAGGTGAAAAAATCAACATAAAAGAAACTCTATCATGTATAAGAGAGTATCTTTTATGTTGATTGGGTAGCTATTCAATATGTAATTTTTCTTTTACTTTTGAAGGTAAATCGTCTTTTTGAACTTCTTCGTAGGATTTTACCTCTCTATGATTTATCTCTGTATTGTTGTTATCTTTTTGATCAACATAAAGGCGTATGAAGGCATTTTCTTTAAGGGGGTTATTTTCGGGTTTTACACTTCCAAATGTAACTGTTTTTTCTACCCCATCCTTATTATAAGTGGATAAAGTATAGAATCGTTGGTTCCTTTTTATCTCACCGTTGTTTGTAATTTGTACATAGTATTGTTCTGTTCCCATTCTATTTATAGTAGGTGATCTTTCACATCCAATAGCAAAACTAGAAAACAGTGCGAGTAATACAGATATAACTAATGATTTCTTCATATAACTCTCTCCTTGTTTGTGTATATAGAAAATTATAGTAAAGAGTTTATAGTGAAAAAATTGATTTTAGTGACATTAATATTACAAAACTGTAAGGAGTAGCTCATTAAGGGGTTTTAATAAAATAGTTAATTTAAATAAAAAAGCCCCGCGGGAAGAGTTGCAGGGCTTCGTAAGGTTGAGTTATGTCGTACTCACAAGGGATTTTAACATGAATATTGTTTTAAACATACTGGTAAATGTATCTAATGTATTTAGTGCTGTTATTTTAAACAAAAACGCTATTTTTTTAGAAAAGGATGTGCAGATTGAAATTAGAAGAAGTTAACCAACTTATCACTGATTTAGAACGTAGAAAATCTGGTTTAAAACGGATCCGAAATGGCTTTTCAAGAATTCATAGTTATGAATATCGAGATGGCGTCCATAAACAAATAGCTATTTTGGACCAGGTAGTTATGAGATTGAATTGGATTATGAGGGATGAAGGTAATTAGTATAAAAACTTCATTTTAGTAGAAAGGTGGGGAAACGTAATGCATCCTAAAAGACGTGATAATCATGATCGGTATTTAATGGCTGCTCAAGTAAAAGCACTTGTTAAAAAGACTGCTGAAAAAGAAGGTTTAACTGAAGAACAAGTACGCCAAAGTTTTTTGAAAGGTTATAAGAAGATGTTTAAGGGGAGCGAAAGTTAATAAAAATTTCATTTTGTAGAAAAGGGGAATGGATATGGAAAAGTGGCCGGAGGAAAGAATTAAAGCCTATAAGCATTATGTAAAAACAGATATGCAAGCACTTGAAGGGTATGAGAATCGGATTAAATCACTGCAAAAGGAACTGCAAGATCTTGAAAAGCAAAAAGAAAGGAAAATGTCTCAGGTAGAAAAACAAATATTCCAATTGTACAACCAAGGTTGGGAAATGAAACATGGAGTTTGGGTGGAAGTGAACAAGCAATAAAAGAGCAGCTAGCAAAAGCTAACTGCTCGGGTAATGGAATATGGTTCGAAATGGGTTGTCTACAGTATTGACGGAATATTGAGTTTTATTCAGGGGGGGAAGGAAATGATTTATTCAGACGTAATCAAGTATGCGAAAGAATGTGGAATTACATTAGAACAAGCCAAAGTAAGATGTAATCACTTTTTAAAACTAAATGACGAAGGTGAGAAAGCTCGTGTTTGTCCAGAATGCCAACAACAATCTTTAATAATAGAGCATAGTGATTGTGAGTACTCATCTACTTCTTGGGTTCAATGTGAAGAGTGTGATTTCACGGACGATGTTAACAAAGAACAATATGTAGCATTGCAACATTGGTACGATTTTGATGACGTGTTAGCAATAGCTTGTACTGAGATGGAAACAGGTATAAAAGATTGGAATAAATTCGTAGAACAATCAAATCAAGACTTAACAAAATAATCCTTTGAATAGAAAGCGAGGTTAAAAGAATGGAAGGTAATGTAAATCTGTTAGGTGCAGACGGAATGTGCGGAATGGAGTTCACAGGGGATAAGGTTAATGTTTATAACGATGAAGGATATGTGATGGAGAGTATGACAACGAGGGAGCATGTTCAGGAAGTTATTGATTTTCTTGAAGAGTGTAAAGAACAAATGGAGGCGTAGCATGATTAAATTTACAGTACTTGGAGAGCCCGTGGCCCAAGGGAGACCGAGAGCGGGTATTCGTAACGGAAAGATAAGCATGAGAGATCCAATGAAATCAAGAAACTTTAAGCAGTATGTTAGATTGGTAGCTTCTCAAAACGCTCCAGAAGAATTATTAGAAGGACCATTATTTCTTGAGGTTAAGGTGTACAAGCCTCTCCTCAAGAAATTCTCTAAAAAGAAGAGATTAGAGGCGGAACAAGGATTGATAAGACCCGCTACCAAGCCAGATGTTGATAATTACGCGAAGGGCATACTTGACGGTCTGAATAGTGTGTTATGGAAGGATGATAATCAAGTTGTTGATTTACATGTTAGTAAATGGTATTCAGAAAAACCACGCATTGAAGTAACTGTAAAGGAGCTGAATGGATGACAAAGACCAAGATTTATGTGTGGGACCGTATTGAGGGTAACGATAGAGTTATAGATGTATATTTTTCTAGACCAGCTAAGTTTAGTTATATCGATTGGATTTAATGGATAACGGAACAATGACTAACAGTGTGGTGGGGGCTGTATTGTAGTCATCGTTCCCTTATTCAACAAAGAGATAGTAAAATTTCACGTACCTAATGCAAATGTAAAAAGACAAATTCAGAAATAGGGGGATTACAGATGGAGCAATTAGCATTCTTTCCAGAAATCGACGACAAGACACAAAAGTCAATTGAAAAAGAGGTAATTAAGGTACTGAAAGAGTATCGAGCTTTAAAAATCAGAATGGAGAACCAACAGGAAAACAGACTGGAAGGAATCAGCTTATTCCCTGAAATTAGAGATACAAGAAAGATAAGTGATATTAAGTTCAAACAAATAGATAAGGCACTAACGTATTGTTTAGATGAGGACGAGAGTGAAATTATCAAGAAGAAGTATCTTAGTAACAAGAGGTTAAAAGATGAAGTTATATATGAAGAGATTGGATTGTACAAGAATGCGTACTATGCGAAAAAGAGAACAGCGTTACGTTTAATTGCTACATCACTAGGAATGATCTAAATAAGAAAGGAAGATGCAAAATGTTATATAGACACTACAAAGGCGGTTTATACCGTACATTATCGGAAGTTGCTTATCACAGTGAAACAGGAGAAGAAATGGTTGTATATATTTCTGTTGAGACAGGGAAGGTTTGGGTTAGACCATCGAAAATGTTTCATGAATCAGTTTTAGATGAAAATAATGCAATAGTACCTAGATTTAGGGAGGTTCCAGAATGAAAAAGTGGGAGAAAAATAGGACAAAATTAGAGAGGTTTTTAGAGAACTTTGATAGTCAAATCAACGGTAAATTATATGTACAAGCCCTTTGACAACCGCATATCGAAGAGGATTAGTACACCTATAAGTGAAACGTTCTTATGCGAGAATGTCACGGTAACGTATACCGCATAGTAGGGCGGGCATGGGCGGTAAGAACCCGCAAAAGACGAAAAGACCAATGAATGTATAACAATGACATATTCCAGTGTGGCGGGTGTGAGATAACTCGCATTCGTCATGCTGTTTCTATTGTATTTATCAATCAGCTCGGAATGCGTCCTCTGGGTTGATAATAAATATAAATCTATTTCTCTCTAATATGTTGATTCTTGACCTTATTTTTAAATGGAATGGGGGTGGTTTCTCATGATTAAATGAGTAGCACTTGCATTCTAAAAATCTAAAACAGTATACGTGATCTCGTACATTAGTAATTACTCACGATTCTTATTAATGACCAAAACGAGGGCAGAGAGCTTCCGCTCTTTGTTTGAGCCAATACAGCGGAAACATTCCCCTTCCGTCCCTATAGTGTATTGGTTCAAACAAGGCGTCGGAAGATTCATATACGTCTTGGATATAATTACGTTATCAAGCAAAATTGGCCAACAAAGGTGAAAATGACATTAAGTAGCCGAAGTATTGAGCCGACTCTATGGAGTATAAACGAGAAGATTCTTAGTCTTCTCCCAACCACCGAACACAGGGCGTGTAGCCATACTAGTTGATGCGGTGGCTTGGAGAAGGATAAGAATTAGTTTTTATCCTTAAATGAATCTTTATCTCGAAATTCCCCTTTCGTGAATGAGGTTTCTCCCATCCCCTTTAATATTTTTCTAGTTTGTAAAGAGCTGTCACTTCGGTGATGGCTTTTTTGTTCTTTGTAAACTAAGGATTATCCGATATGTATGTTAGTTCTTAGTTTAGAGAGAATAAAATTCTTTGTTATATAGAAATTACACATTAAACGTGAAGATGAATGAAATGGATATTTGGTTAGGAGGATAACGATGAATGAGCAGAATGATGCATTAACTCTAAATGAATCAAGAGTGTTAAGGATTACACATCCTCATAAGATTGACGCAAATAAAATCCAATCAGTAGAGGATATAGTTCTAATTTTAAGTCGATTAGATCTTCATGTTGATGATGAAGGATTAAAGGGGATTGAGCATTTAATTGCAGATGACAATGATTAAACCAATAGCAATTAGGAGGATGAATGATGGAAGAGAGAATGATTAAGTTTGAAATTGTAATTGAAGGTGAGTGTACACCAGAAGAACAATCTAAAGTTAGAAAAATGTACGATTTTATTGAGCAATACACTAAAGATCATGGATATAAAGCTACGAAAACGGCAGGAGTTAAGGAATTAATGGGAAAAGGCAAAAAAGAATGCTGTTGCTGTAAAAGTAGATGTTGATACAAAAGAAGCTAATGAAAATATTGCAGAGTTAACTGCTGCAGCTAATGAGTGTGTAGGAGCATTCGAGAAGTTAGAGAAGGTTATGAGTAGATTCGAAAATAAACCAGTGCAGACGTTACATTTTAATCCAGTTACTAAGATTACTGCAGATCCAAGTGAAATAGCTAGAACAGTATGTAAAGGAACGCAAATATAAAAATGATTAAACCAATAGCAATTATCGCAGGCGCTGCCGTGATCTTGGTGGCGTCTTGTTTGTTGTTAAGAAAAGATAAGGATAAGCCTACTTTATTAGATAGAGAGGTTTATAAGTTTTGGGATAATGAAGAAGATGATGTTTATGAGGATAAGGAGGGCGAAAAATGAACTTAAAGAACGTGTTGACGAAAGAATTAAGCGAAGAGTTAGAGAAGCGTGAAGGAGTTACGACAATCCATGTAGAGCCTTATGAAAAGATTGAGGTTGGCGGTATTGTTGTCGATGGTCCTGCGATTGTCTTGATTAATAAGGATTAGGAGGGAGGGGATGGATTGGGTTGACTTCTTCGGTATTCTAATATGGCTAATCATCCTTCGCATGTATTTTCGATATGTCACAAAACAAACGAACACAACGAACGAAAATAAATAATATTCCGAATGTAATTCAATGGTGATTGTATAACATATAAAACATGATTAAATCAACCTTTGACTTCGTTACTCACGATATGATACATTGAATGTATTACAATGTGAGTTTAACAGGGTGAAAGGGGGATTATTGGAGTGGAAGTCGTGAATCCAATTCGCAGTCTAAAAGATCTTGAGGATATGAAAGAATGTCTACTTATGAAGTCGTATCGTGATTTTCTATTATTTGTGATGGGAATTAATACTGGTTTGAGAATAGGTGATTTGTTGAAGCTTAAAGTGGGTGATGTGAAGGATAAAACTCACATTCGAATTAGAGAGCAAAAGACAAAGAAAAACAAGCAGTTTCCGATTACACATATTAAAGGAGAGATTGATCGTTTTGTAGTGAACAAGAATGAAGATGAATGGTTATTCCCTTCACGTAAAGGTGATAAGCCTATTACAAAGGTTCAAGCGTATCGCATACTTAATAATTGCGCTGATATGGTTGGGCTAGAGAATATAGGTACTCATTCAATGAGAAAGACATTTGGGTATCACTATTATAAGAAAACAAAAGATGTAGCATACTTAATGACAATCTTTAATCATGCTTCTCAGGAAGTGACAAAACGATACATTGGAATTACGCAAGATGAGATAGATGCATCTATGCAAGGTTTCAAACTTTAAAGTAGCGGATTCGCTGCTTTTTTATTTCACAAAAAAAGAACCTGCAAACCTGCAGATTCTCCTGATAATGATTTATGGAGCAAGACCCGAAAATATAATACAATGATTCGAAAATGAATTCAAGTAATTAAAAAGAACCCGCTGGAGTTCGGGTCCTTTCACAAGTGATGATGTGTTCTCGGTTCGGGAACTGAGAAAAACACAAAAATATAATACATCGAGTTTTATAGAATTTCAATACTAATTTAGGGATTACCGCGAGGAGGAGTTATAACGAGTTTCTTCCTATTGATATAGAAGGTGGTGGGTGATATGAAGTGAAACAAAAACACGAGTTAGCTCAAGAAGATTACATGCAAGGTATGAAGTATAAGGAACTGGCTGAGAAATATGAGGTCAGCGTTAATACCGTAAAGTCATGGAAGACCAGATATAAATGGGACAGAAAAGGTGTGCATACAAAAGATGAAAAAGTACGCACACAAAAGAAAATAGGCGCACCCATTGGGAATAAGAACGCAGTAGGGAATTCAGGGAATAAGAACCCTAAATGGGATAATAAGAATGCTGTAGGTCACGGCCCGCCAAAGGGAAATGACAATGCAACTACTCATGGTTTATTCAAAAAGATAATTCCTAATGATGATCCTCATGCAATGGAATTGCTCGATGAAATACAAAACCATACTGAATTGGACATGTTGTTTAATTCTATCCAGTTGCAGTACTTTAATATCCTTAATTCGCAACGCATCATGCATGTTCGTGATAAAGACGATATGTCGAAGGAGATTATTAGCGAGTCTGAAGGTGGAGAAGCTTACATGGTTCAGTTTGCGTGGGATAAGCAAGCTAACTTACTTACTGCTTACTCACGAGCAATGACATCATTATCTGCTATGATTGAGCGATTCGATAAGTTAGCTAATGTAGACGATGAAAGAAGATTAAAATTAACTCAAATGAAAGCTAACATTGAGAAAACTAAAGCTGACACTGCTCGTATTAAAGGTGAAGATGGTGAAGAGTATGAAGACGATGGTTTCAAAGAAGCACTAGAAGGCAAGGTAGAGGAAGTGTGGGATGACCATGACGACGATTCCGAAGCGTAAAAAGAAACCTGCTCCATTCAAATTTAAGCCATTTTCCAAGAAGCAACTGAAAGTATTAACCTGGTGGAAGCCTAACAGTCCCGTTAACAATTATGACGGGATTATTTGCGATGGATCTATTCGTGCGGGTAAAACTGTATCGATGGCTCTTTCTTACGTTATGTGGGCAATGGAGTCATTCGAAGGCGAGAACTTCGGTATGTGTGGTAAAACTATTGGTTCGCACCGTCGTAACGTTATAACGCCACTTAAAAAGATGCTGAAGTCCCGTGGATATAAGGTTAAAGACCATCGCAGTGAGAATATGCTTACCATTACTAAAGATGGTGTGACGAACTTCTTTTATATCTTTGGTGGTAAGGATGAAGCGTCACAGGATCTTATCCAAGGTATTACTTTAGCGGGATGTTTCTTTGATGAAGTAGTGCTTATGGTTCGTTCATTTGTTAACCAAGCAACTGGCCGTTGTTCTGTAGAAGGTTCAAAAGTCTGGTTTAACTGTAACCCTGGTGGTCCATATCATTGGTTTAAAACAGAATGGCTAGATAAGGCAAAAGAAAAGAACTTGCTACACATTCGCTTTACTATGGATGATAACTTATCTTTGTCTGAAAAAGTAAAACAGCGCTATTACAAGATGTATAGCGGCGTTTTCTTCAAGAGGTATATTTTAGGGCTTTGGGCAGCTGCTTCCGGACTTATATTCGATATGTTTGATGAGGATAAACATAAAGTTCCTACAATCGAAAGGGAATACGTTGAATACTTTGTCTCTTGTGACTATGGTACGCAGAATGCCATGGTATACGGTTTGTGGGGGAAGTGCATCGAAAAAGGCGAAGAAGTATGGTACAAAATCAAAGAGTACCATTATAGTGGCCGTGATACAGAGAAGCAGAAAACAGATCAAGAGTATTATGAAGACTATGAGGAATTCGTTGGTGGTTTGCCAATCAAAGGAACTGTAGTTGACCCCTCTGCTGCTTCATTTATCGCTGTATTAGTTCGTAACAAGCGGAAAGTATACAAGGCACGTAACAACGTGAAAGAGGGAATAGGTAACGTTGGTATAGCACTAAATACTGGCAGAGCGTTCTTTAATGACTGTTGTGTTGAGACCTTTAAGGAATTCGCTTCTTATATATGGGATGAAAAAGCGATACAACGCGGTGAAGATAAGCCACTTAAAGAGAATGATCACCACATGGATGAAACAAGATACTTCATTAATACAATCATATTTGGATTGCGCAAAAAGAAGAAAAAGAAAAGAGGTGAAGCAACTTAATGACGAAAAAAAGACAAGTGAGCGCTAGGGTAATTAAAGCAGCTGGTACAAGTACGCAAGTGTTGTCACGCCAACAAGAAGATGAAAAAGAAAAGAATGCGGTTAATGGCATCATTACACCACCTTATAGAATAGAAGATTTACAATTAATTAGAGAAAATAGTACAATTCTCGGTCAATGTATAGATGCGTATAAGCGTAATATTGCTGGATTTGGTCATGAAATGCAATACAAACAGAATGATATTGAAGAAACTGATGAAATGAAGAAGGAATGGGCGTATGTAGATACAGAAGTCATTCCTTTTTTTAGTTTTGAAAAGCCATTTAAAGAAATCCTTGAAACCGGAATAGATGATAGGGAAACAACCGGAAATGGCTATATTGAAGTGATTCGTAATTTAGAGGGTAAACCTGCTGAATTGATCAATATGTTACCACAATACATGAGGGTGACACGTAAAGATGATAAACCACAAGAAGTAACCTATTTCATAAATGGAAAAACTATTAAACGAAAAAAATTATTCCGTCGTTATGTCCAACAGGTCGGGGCGAGTGTTACCTATTTTAAGGAATTTGGCGATCCACGGTTCTTGAATAAAGAAACTGGTGAATTTAGCGATAAAACACTTGGCCCTAAAGACGCAACTGAGGTAATTCATTTGAAAATAGGAAATGGCCCTTATGGCATTCCACGCTGGGTATCACATGTAGTCCATATGGTTGGCGCTAGAAAAGCAGAAGAATTAAACCTTCGTTATTTCAAACAAGGTAGACATATTCCGATGGCTATTCTATTAAAGAATGGCGTTCTTTCAGAAGAAAGTGAAGCTGCACTTACTGATTATGTATCTACTGTAGAAGGTGAGGAGAACCAACATAAATATTTAGTCCTTGAAATTGAAAGTGCTGAAGAAGAAGTGGTTGGTGAGCCTAGACCTAATGTAGATATTGAGCTTAAATCATTAGCCGATATTTTACAAAACGACGCTTTATTCCTTGAATACGATGATAAATCACGTCAAAAGGTACAATCAGCATTCCGTTTACCAGACATTTACGTAGGGTATAGTAGAGACTTTAACAGAGCCACTGCCGATGCAGCACGAGAGATTACAGAAGAACAGGTATTTGAGCCGGAACGAAACTCACTCGAGTTCATCATAAATAACATTCTCCTGCTTCCATACGAGTTAAAACATGTATATGTGAACCTGCGTAAGCCGGAAATCAGTAATACTGAGGATATGGTGAAGATATTAGATGTTCTAAGTAAATACGGCGGTACTACATTCAATGATTTACGTGAAGTGGCGGCGAAAGTACTTAATAAAGACTTGGAACCGTTTGAAGCAGAAGAAGCCAGCCAGCCTATTGCATTGGTATTACAAGCAATTAAGAAAGCTTCTGAGCAAAAGAACATGGAAAATATCCAAAAATCCAATGTTCCTAATGATTTAGTCATGTTAATGAAGGATATTAGAGACGTTCTTTCTGATCTAGAAGGTGAGAAAAATGCAGAAGATTGATAAACTGCTAATTTCATTAAATGAGTGGATTGAAAAGGCTGATACAGACGATTTCACAGGTTCTTTACCTGATGATTTAGAAGTATTGGACCTGCTGCCAGGATATGTTGAGGATTTTGAAAAGGAAATCGCCAAACTACTTCGGAAGCAACGGAGATACTTTGTAAATGGTATTAAGAACTATACGAAAAAGGATGCAATCGAAAAGGCATTTAAAATACGAGACGTTGTTAATTTTGTTACTGGAAGCCTATTTGGAGCAGATACATTTGCAAAAAGTCTTAGCAAGGCAGCAAGGAAGTTCCTTGATTACACGATGAAGGACATGACCACTGCTTTTATGAATGCAATTGACCCTGATATTCAGTTTAATATCTTCTCAAAACGTACTACAAAGTGGATTGAAAGTTGGTCTGAGGATTTAGGTAAGTTGATGCAAATTAACTCACATAAAGCCGTAGAACGCGTTTTAAATGAAGGAGTAGAAAAAGGTAAAGGTATTCGTGAGATTGCTAGGGAATTAGAAAAACTTCCTGAATTCGATCGTAAAAGAGCGAGAAGAACTGCGCAAACAGAAACTTTAGCAGCTTGCTCCGCTTCTCAACTTGAAAGTTATCGCCAATCACCTGCTGTTACAGGTAAGAAGTGGCGTCATAGCGGTACAAAGAACAACCAACCCCGTGATAATCATGTGGAGTATAACGGTACAACGGTACCTGTTGAGGATGAGTTTGAACTCCCAAAGTCAGGGGAACGTTGCATGTTTCCTCGTGATAGTTCTTTGTCTGCTAAAGAGAGAGTTAATTGTAAATGTGTTATGTCTCCTGCGGTAGATAACAATATTTTAGGGTTATCTGAAGAAGAGAAGCAGAAAATTAGAGAAGAAACGTTGAAGGAGTTGAGTAAGCAATGAGAACTTCTATAATTAAGTCAATTTATATTTGAAAGGAGGTGAGTAAATGAAAAAACGTAAGCTGAAAAACTTGCAGGTTTCACATGTCTCTTTTGTAGAGAATGGAGCAAACCAACGTAAGTTCTTTTTAACGAAATCAGAAGAGCAATCAAACTTCGAGAAGTCTGTGAAGGTGATTAAGTCTGATGATGAGGAAAAACGTCTTGTATATGGGATTGTATATGAACCTGATACTTTAGACGCTCATGGCGATTTTACGGATGCTGAGACTATTGAAAAAGCAGCGCACGAGTTTATGCTCAAGTACCGCCAAATTGATAAGAATCATGACTTTGTAGCAGGAGTTGGAGAAGTTGTTGAATCATATATTGCACCTGCTGATATGGAGCTTAATGGCGAACCTGTAAAGAAAGGTACATGGATCCTTACTACAAAAGCAGATGAGGAAACATGGGAAGCTGTTAAGAAGGGGGAATTCCAAGGTTATTCCCTTGCAGGAGTCGCTGAAACAGAAGTAATTGAGGAAGAAGTAACGAAAACTGAAGAGAAACAAATGAAGTCCTTCTTCCAATTGGTGAAGGGCTTTTTTGGTGGAGAAAACGTTCGAAAAGGCGAGGTTAGAGATAAATTTAACCAGAATAAACATCGCCGTGATGTAAATGCTTCGTTTTCTGCCTTAGAAGATACTTTCTATCAATCATTATGGAATGCTCCTACTGCTGATGCTATCGACTTAAATCGTATTGAAGCAGCTGCTCAAGAATTTATTGAGATTATCAACGAATTAAAGGGTACAGAAGCAGTTGTAAAAGCATGGGAAAACAAACCTACTGTGTCTCTTGCTGAAGAAGTAGAAAAAGCAGGTAAGAAAATTAGTAATGCGAACATGGCTGATATCGATGCGGCCATTGAATCATTAACAAATCTAAAAACACGCGTCACACCGTCTCTGGAAGGCGCAGGAAGTGAGGAAGATAATATGAATCCAGAACAATTAGAAAAAGCCCTTGAAGCTGTTGTAGCACCGATTAAAAAGGAGCTAGAAACAGTTAAGAAACACTTGAACATTGAACCAGAAAAAACACCTGAAGAACTTGCAGTTGCGAAAGCGGTTGAAGCTGCTACTGCTCCAATCATCAAAGAGTTAGAAGAACTTAAAAAATCCCAAGGTATTAGCAACCAACAAGATACAGATGGTGCTACAAACGTACAAAAATCTGCTGGCGGTTACGCTGGATACTTTGGTAACCAAGGAGGAAACTAATATATGAATAACGGACAAATTATTTCAGGTGGTTCTACAGAACTAGTATTAAAAGATGTAAACGTACCATTACCACAGGCAGCAGCAGAAGCGTTTTTACGCGATACAATTAATAAAGCTACAGTATTACCAAAATTAAACCCATACTACAAGAAAGCTCCTGCGGGCAATATTGATACATTAAGTGTTGGTAAACGTAAACTACGTGAAGCGTCTAAGAATGACACGCCAACTGGTGTAGGTTCAATCGCTCCAGGACAAATCCCTTATGCTGTAAAGAAAGTAAAATGGGACGAATGGATTCAAAATGACGATGTATGGTATGCATTAGCTGCTCGCGGTCAAAATGTTGAAGATGTAATCATTAGTATGATTCAAGACCAATTTGGTACTGATTTACAAGATTTAATCTTCAATGGTGACACTACTTCAGCTGATCCATTCGTTAAAATCATTGACGGATTTGTTAAAAAAGCTAAAGTTTCTACGAACAAAACTGATTTAGCTACAAATGAATTAACTATTCAAGCTTTTGTAGACCATGTAGCACTTCTGCCTGAACGATTTAAAACTCGCAAAGATATCGCTTGGTTTATCACGCAGAAAACACATGATAAGTTAATGTCCTTATTAACTACTCGTCAAACTAATTTAGGTGATGCTGTATTAGTTGATGGTAAAGTTACGAAATTAGCAGGTTATGAAGTTGAGATTGTACAAGAAATGCAATCAGGTTTCGCTATGTTAACTCCACGCGAGAACTTAAAACCTGTATTTACTCGTGATTTACGCTATAACCGTACTGCTCAAGGTGCAACTGCAGCTGCAAAAGATGCAACATACCATATCTTATTTGCTTACTTAGATGCGGTTATTCGCGAAGTTGATGCTGTAGCTTGGATGACAGGTGAAAAACTGTAAGAAAGGAGCGTTATAATGCCCTTAGTTCAATATAAACAAAAAACAGGCGTTCTTCATATTGGTGAAGGGCGCTTTTTTCATGCAGGAGAACCACAAAAGGTGACAGCAAAAGAACGGGATGAGTTATTAGAAGTTTATGAAGATCTAGAAGAAGTAAAGGAATCTTCTAAAACAAAGAACTCAGAAAAAGGTGATGTAAATGCCTAAGATTCCTAAGGATATTGGAAAAGGTGGCGCACATTTAAATACTGATTTAGCGGTCCTGCTCAATTCTATTGTAGATGATTTGAATTCTGTAAAAAAACAAGCGGATGATTTAAAAGCGAAATACAACCAGCATATTAACGATGGTAAACATCGTGTTGCTACTGTTGTAGATGCAGCTGCTCCAAACTCGACAGTAAGTTCTACAATTACAACAACTAAATAAGGGAGTGATAAGTATGCCACTTATTACTGCTCAAGAATTGATTGATTACACTGTACTGCCTGAAGTAAAGAATCGTCCTGTTCTTCTATTGGAGCAGGACATACTTGAGGCAGAAACAGAGATTTATAATTTATCAAAAATAGATTTTGGTGATAAGACGAAATATCCTGAAATACCAGCAGAAGTGAAGTTAGCGTGCAAGAAATTGGCACAGTATTACGCTTGTACAAATGCTGATACAACTGCGATGAAGGGGATTAAGTCTGAAAGCATCGGTGGCGGTGATTACTCCTATACAAAGGATAGTGCGAGTGTAACGAAACCTTCTGTTTTGTATCTCTTGCAGAAATTCATGAATCATAAAGGGAAAAATAAAGTCACATTCAAAATGAGGACGATTTAATGTCTCTTCAAGGTATGTTTGTTCACGAATGTGATATTTATCATTTGCAGAAGAAAGAGCAACCAGGTAAGTATGGCCAACCAAGAGAGACTGTATATTCTTATAATGAAACTCCTGATACATCAGGGCAAAGTTGTTATTTTGCTGAGAATGTAGCTACTGCTGCTCCTGATACTATACAGTCATCACCAAACCAATTAAATATGGAGCAAATGAAAGTGTTATTCATGCCTGGTACAGATGTGAGACACAATGACAAAGTGATAAAGAGGAATACAAATATCACTTACTATATACGTAATCCTTTTCCAGTAGTGCATCCACTTACTGGTGAGGTTAATCATATAAAATCCATAGCAGAGAGGAAGAGTGAGCCATGGCTAGCCAAATAACAACTCAGGGGTTTCGTGAGTTTAGCGCTAAGTTGGACCGTATGGCGAGTGGATTTGATAGAAATGTAGCTATATGGCTTGAAGCTAGCGGATTTCAGTTTCTAGAGGAAGTACAGAATCAAATTATTGCTTTAAATGTTGTAGATACTCGTAGATTGTTAAATTCGTTTGATAAAGGCGGAGATGGCAATGTGTGGCGTTCTTCTGATGGCGGCTTAGTTTTGGAAATTGGCACAAATGTAGAATACGCAAAAGCTCAAAATGATGGTTGGCAGCAGGTACGTAGATGGGTTCCTGGTAAATGGAGAGGCAATCATTTTGAATATGATTCTATGGAGCGGGAGAGTGGCATGATGCTGACAGCTAAATTCATAGAGGGCCGTCCATATTGGGACAATGCAGTAGCTATTTATGAGCGTATGTTTCAGCGTTCATTTGACCGTCAATTTAAGCAATGGGTACAGAATGGAGCGAGATAATTATGTATGAGCAAATACATGGCTCCATGAAAGCTTTTGTATACGACAGTTTACCTGCTAATACATTTGCTTATCATAATCAAGTTCCAGAAGAACTAGTTATTCCATCGGTATATTATCCGATTTTATCTATAAATGATGATAAAATTTCAAAAGATCATTACACCTTACTATACACAATGGTAGTAAGGTTTTTTAATACAACGACAGATAAGGCAATGCAAGCAGCAGAAAAGGTTGCTAATAAAATCAGAAGTAACGGTTACAAAGTACAACTGCGAAATGAAGATGGTAGTGAATCGATTGATACGATTTATTTTCGAAGAGTAACAACCGCCCCAAGTGGAGTTGGTTCTGCGCAATTAACAATGATTTTCGAACACCAACAAGCTTATGTAAATTAAGGAGTGTGAAATATATGGCTGAAGTAAAAAACAAGATGTATCGCGGAGATGAGTTTCTTGTTGCGGTTAAAATTAAAGACCAAACCAATCAAGAAATTCTTGTAAGACCTTTTGATCAAACCGATTTGTCTCACAGCATTGAAGCAGATGAAATTGAGGCTGAGTCAAAGGACCGAACTGTTTCTGATTATGGAAAAGTAACTGAAAGTATTTCTTTTGAGGGTATTTTATCGCAAGGTGATCCGTTTATAGATGCAGCTATTAATAAAATTCGTAATAAAGAGTATATCGAGATTTATAAAATTAATAAACGCACATTAGAAGCTGAGAAGGGAACTTATATGTTATCTTCTTTTGAACAAACAGCTTCACAAGGGGAAACATCAACTTGGTCAGCAGAAGCGAAACTTTCTGGTACAACAACTAAGGAAACATTAACTACATTGCCACCTGGCGCTGGAGGAACAGCTACACCGCCATCAGGATCTTAAGAGTAGGTTTTATACCCACTCTTTTAAATTTGAAAATAACATCCAATTAAAAGGAGATTGATATATATGTTTTTTGAGATCGAAGGAAAAGAATACGAACTAAAGTTAACTTATAAGGCTATTTCTGAAATTAACAAGAAGTATAAAGGTGGAGCGCAAGAAATTGTATCTGTCGCAATGCTAGGCGACCTAGAAATCTTTGAAGATGCAATTTATTACGGTTTACTTCATACAGAACAAGGATTCACACGTGAAAAGATTCAGGATGCATTAGAAAAGTTAATGGAGAAGCAAGTACTTACTCAAGAATACATTAAAAAGGTTATCCAAGAAGTAATTACAGATCATTTTTTCTACCAAGCGACAGCTCAGAAGATGAAAGCGAAAATGTTGCAGAAAGTAGAGAAGGAGAATCCGGACAGCAAGGAAATGATGGAGGATCTTCTAGCGTAAAAGAATACACGCAAGAAGATTTTGATAAGGTGCAGCAGGATGGGTTCAGATATTTAGGTTTAACAGCCGATAAAGCTATGAACCTATCCCCACGTGAGTACCAAAATATGATGATCGGTCGTAATGAACAATACCTTGATCAACTGCAGATGTATAGTATTTATACCATTATGATGCGTGTCGCTTATCACCATGACCCTAAAAAGAAATTAAAACCAACGGATTTATTTAACCGTGACAAGTTAAATGATACAAACAACAAAGAATTATCAATAGAAGAAAAACTTAAAAAAGCAGAAGATGACATGAAGTTATTGCAAAATCTCGACTTAAATTAAGGAAAGGTAGGTGAGATTTTGGCAACAACAGAAGAATTAGTAGTTCAGTTTAGGGCTGAAACTGATGAAATGCGTCGGGAAATACAGCGGATGCAACAGCAAATGAATGAGTTTACAAATAATGTGAAAAAAAGTTCTAAATACTACCACACTAGTTTAGAAAATATGGGTAATGCAAACAGTGAATATAGTCAAAAACTTCGGCAAATGAAATACGAACAACGTGAAGCAATGAAACCGCATATAGAAGAATTAAAAAGGACTAAACTAGCTTATTTAGAACTTGGAATGAGTCTTGGTAATTATCAAGGTTCAACAAAGGACTTAATTCGTGAGGTAACAGCGTTGGGAGCAGCGGAGAAAAAGGCGAATGATGCAATGATAAATCTTAATCGGATGAAAATGGCATCAGTTCTCCAAACCATAGGTTATATGAAGAATATGACCCTTATGGCGGATAGATTGAAAGGTAACATATCTGCTATGGGAAATCCCTTCTATAGTTTATCTCGCGGCGCCTTAACAGCGGTTGGAGCATTTAATAAATTTGCTAAGTCGGGTAATGCGGCTCAATTAGCGTTAGAATTTGTCGGTCCAAACGCATCGATGAAACAACTACAAGATCAAATTCGAATTATCAATATGGGTCTTATGCGTTTACAAATGACGGCAATGGCTACTGTTGCGACTTTTGGGGTATTTACAGCAGCGATGTGGAGCGCAGCAAAAGGACCTGATCCTTCCGATATACGAAAACAACAGGATGCTATAACAGCGGAATATATCAAGGCGTATCAAAAACGAATAGATGAGGTTTATAATTTTGCTGGTTTATTTGATAAAGTCACTAGAGAAACCTTTAGTGGTAAAGAATTAGCGAAGAACCTAGCTGGACAAGTAGCATTAATGCGTGATTGGGTTAAAGATATGAAATCGCTAAGTGGAAGAATCCCAGTAGAGTTGAAAGAAGAACTATATAAAATGGGACCTGAAGCCGCTGGACAAATTAGAGCCTTAGCCCAAATGTCAAAACCCGAATTAGATCAATACGTTGCTCTTTGGAGAGAAAAGATTAGTTTAACGAATGAAGCGGTAGCTGATGAGTTAACTCGAACTAGAAAAGCGGCCGAACAAAAAATAAAAGAGTTACAAGATTCACTTAAGCCTCTTGGAATAGCAATTGAGAAGTTCAAGGAAGTTTGGGCTGAAGCGCTACAACCTTTTGTTGAAATTTGGGGAGAGTTCGCAGCAGGATTTGTTAATGCGCTTACCAAAGTGGGTGAGTTTATTCAAAAGATAAATGAAATAAACCCTAATATAACGAAAGTAATAGGGATGATTTTATATTTAGCTTCTGCACTAGCTGTCATCTTAACACCACTTGCAGTTGGTATTGGTTTATTCAAGGGATATCGAGCAGCTGCATTTGCAGTATGGATGGTAATCGGACCGCTTATGGAAGGGATGGCATTAACTATGCCGGTTGCCCTTGGATTGGCAGCAGCTATAACAGCTCTTGTGTTAGGCTTTAAATTAGCTTATGAACGTATAGAGCCATTCCGAAACGCAGTTGATAATGTAATAACTGTTTTTAAGGCGTTTTGGCAAGTTATACAAGGGAATAGTGGCGGAGCGGCGAGTATGCTGACATCGCTTGGTGTGTCCCCTGAAAACGTAAGAGCAATTATTTCCTTTGGTGAAACCGTTCGGGGTGTCATCGGTTCAATTAAACAAATTTTTTCAGACTTTGCAGTATTTATGCAAGGTATTTTTGCGTTGTTTGCAGGTGATGAAGAAAACGGAACAGCATTATTAAAGTCTTTAGGGATGAATTCTAAAACAATCACGACAATTGTTAATACAGTAGCAACTATCAAACAGACAATAAGTGAATTTTTAACCGGAATTTGGGCATTCATGACAGAAATCGGCTCTCAAATAGCTCAATTTTGGTTAGAAAACGGTGACCAGATAAAGCAGGCATTTTCTAATGCGTGGGGTCTGATAGTCGAAATCATAAAGACAGTGATGCCAATTATAGTTGCTGTTTTCCAATTTGCGTGGCCAATTATTAAGGAAATCGTGATTGGGACACTAGAAGCAATACGTGATTTTATACAAGGAATCCTAAAAGTTATACTTGGAATTGTAAAAGTTTTCTCTTCTCTCTTTACTGGCGATTGGGCTGGTGTTTGGAAAGGAGTTAAGGAAATTTGGTTCGGAGCACTTCAAGCGATTTGGGGTTATTTACAATTATGGGGTGCAGGGAAAATTCTGAAATGGCTTGGTAAATTTGCTAATGACTTAATAAAGCCGTTTGTGAAATGTTGGGGAGATATTAAAAAAGTTTGGAATGACGCCCTCGCTGATTTATATGTATTCTTTGGTTCGAAATTAGAAACTATAACCCGCCTAGCTCAAAGCTGGGGCGGTATGTTCAAAAATTTCTTCCTTGGAATTTGGGATGCTGTTATAGGTGGGGTTTCTAAGAAACTTGATAATCTTGTCTTTGGTATACAATTAACTTTTACTAACATAGTGCGGTATATAACCAATTTAGGTTCAACATTCTACAAAGCTGGCGTTGGTCTTGTAGAAATGATTGTCAAAGGGATTATGTCTATGGTAAATCCTGTTTTAAGAACCATGGGGTGGCTCGCTCAACAAATTCGTGATTTCCTTCCGTTCTCTCCTGCAAAAACAGGACCATTATCTGACTTAGATCATTTAGATTTTGGAGGACCAATCACTGATAGTATTAAAAAATCAAGAAGTGCAGTCAAAAGAGTATTCGCATCTGTATTAGAAGTTCCAGATATTCTCCCTCCAGGCATTAGTATAGGGGCAATATCAGGAAGCTATACTACACCTTCTTACACATCAGGTGTTAATTCGTCATCAGATTTTGGGCAACAAGCAATGATTAACTCTCAATCAGCTAATGTCGCAAGTCAGAATGATAATAGATTAGTGGCAGCTGCAGTTAAAAATTTAGGCGACAAATTAGATAATCTACAAGTTGTTATGGAAGGTGAAACAGTAGGACGTATTGTACGACCTCATGTAAATGAAGGGAATGCAGTCGAAAACACAGTAAGGAGGTATTTCTAATGGACGTGCAAATCACAAGAATGAATGGACAAACTATGAAACTATCTGACATAAACGTTCAGGTGCAAGACTTCCGTGTGGGATCGATTGAAATGCGTCCTACCTATATAGATGTAGAAGGCGCAAGCGGAAGAATTAGCACAGGTTCTACTTATGGGGTACGGACTATAACTGTACCCTTTTATTTTAAAGCGCAGGATTTATTAGATGTAGCAATAACGAGAGATAAACTATTTGAAATGATACTAAGTACAGAACCTTTCTATATTCGTGAATTACGACGATTAGAGTATCAAAATGGAGATAATCTAATTGTTAGTGGCAAACGATATAAAGTAAATATTTCCTCTGCATTCGATATAGATCAGCAACTCAAATATGGATTTGGTGAATTGGAATTTGAAACAGCAGACCTGCCATTTGCAGAATCTATTGGTAAATCATCAGATATTCAACGTGATGGAGTTAATCCAGGGAGTGGATTATGGGGAGCAGGTATGGGAATTATCAATGATCCTGCTTCAAGGATATATAAACATAAAGCTGTAGCAGGACAACAGTTTTTTATTTATAATCCTGGTAACGTTCCAGTCCATCCATTCGAACAAGAACTAAAAATAACAATTAGTGACGTAGCGGGTAGCACTGTAGGTTTTATGCTTAAGAACTATACCAATTTTAGCACAGCGACGATAACTTCCCCTTTATATATTACAGATACCATTATTTACTCAGGTCCGAATATAGGTAGGAACGGGTTATCTTTTTTAAGGAATACAAAGAAGGATTTCATTGAGCTTGTACCAGGATGGAATACCTTAGAAGTGTTTAATTGCACCTCAGCAACAATAGAATTCGATTTTAGATTTTACTACAAGTGAGGTGATTTAATATGTATGTACGTGATTTAGAAAATATAGAGTATATCACACAAACAACTTATTTAATTGAAGAAGAATTAAATGGGAATTGTGTGTTTTCTGCAAAGATACCTCCCAATAAAGTGAATTTAATATTTCTTAATAGACTCTCAGAAATGTGGACTTTAGTCGATGATAATGAAACGGAATACAAAGTTGTTTACCTGAAGAAACAGGGTGAAGGGCAAACATTAACAGCTGAGATTAAAGCGGTACCGAAATTTTATGATGACTTCGACAGTGGCCGTGTGTATGAAGAATATAATCAATCATTTACTGCGAATGCTTGTTTTGCAACTATTTTCAATGGAAGTGGCTATGTTTATCAATTGAATGGAAGTTACAATTCGTTACAATGGGAAGGATTCGGCGGTGGATCTACCCGACTTGAAATGTTTAAAGATGCATTGAATCGTTATGGGGCAGAATTTAAGGTACTTGGCAAGGTTGTAACTATTGAACCGCAAATCGGAGTTGACTTAAACGTTATGTACCGCCATAGATTGAATGCTTCTAATATAGTTCAAGAAGTTGATGCATCAGGATTTTGGACATATGCTAAAGGTTATGGTGATTTTACAGAAGAAGATGGATGGCAAGGCGCTAAATTGATTCGTGAGTATACATCACCACTTGCAAGTATTCCTGGAATCGGAGTGCGTCACGCTCCACCTTTAAAAGACGGTCGCATAAAATTATCTGCAACAATGGATAGTGGTTTAAAAAAGATTGTGAATGAAAGTTTAAAAATTAGCGTAACTGCTGATATACACGATTTAACGAAACAGAAATACCCGATTGCTCAGAGCGGACTTGGTGATCGGGTATTTCTTATTGATGAAAGAATTGGATTGGATGCAGAAGTACGTGTTGTAAATCGGAGTGTATTACGTGATTGGCGCGGGAATATACTGGATGTTCAATTGACCTTTGGGAATCAAGACATTACCAAAAGGTATCAGTCTAATTTAGATCATGCCGCTAAAACAATTAATGATTTGATAGAGGGCCGAGAAAAGCTCCCAATCAATGCGATGGCAGCAGAGGTTGCGAATGTCACGAGTATGATTTTAGGCGTAACTAGTGAATTAGATATCACGCCACAAGGATTAATTGCGAAGGATAAGAACAATCCAAATTACGTTGTGGTTTTAAATAGTGCCGGATTAGGTGTAAGTACTGACGGAGGAATGACCTTTAGGAATGCGATTACAGGTAGAGGTATAGTCGCAGAACGGATTTTAGCAGGAGAAATTAAGGGTTCTACACTGCGCACTGATAGTGGATCTAACTACGTTCATATCGAAAAACAATTTATACGCTTAATGGAATCGAATTTAACAAGGATGTATTTCGGGTACTACTGGAATAAAGATGGAAGAATGCAGCCTACAATTCTGCTACATGAGAATGTTAATACTAGTAGATTTTCTGATGGAACATTTGCAATCTCGCAACAAAATCTAGGAACTTCTTATGCAGCAAGTATGGGAGTAGTTAAAGGAGTAACATCTACGGATGACCCGTACTATCCAAGCAAAATAAATCTTTATTCTAGTGGAGATACCCTTCTATATGGAGATAACAAGACAACAATCGAAGGGCAAAATGGAATTGATTTCCGTTCATTTAAACAGGTTAGTACCTTTGCGAACAGTATCCGTTTAGATGCTTCCGGTAATATGGATATTTTGTCTGGAGATCGTTTATTTATAAGGGGAACGAATGCAATAGAATTCAGTACAAAGGGTTACGTATTATTTAATTCCCAAGTGAGTTCAAGTGGAGTTAACGTAGGTGGATTCCTACCTGATAGTTCCGGAACAATAAAATACATGAATGGTTATAAAGGTTGGAACTATTATGGGAACATTGGTGATGGACGTTGGGTTGTATTTAACTGGACTACTTAATAACAAAAGGAGTGAAACAAAAATGGAAGGTTCAAGATACTTAGGAAGATTAATAGAAATTCAAGAAGATGGTTCAGTACAAATACCGTTAGATATGTATGAAGGTGTGGGTGTGAAGCCAGGGGATAAAATTGAAGTATTTGCAGATTTTGACTTTGTATATTTACGTAAAACAGATACATTTTGTGAGTTGTGTAAAAAGAATGCTCATTTGCATAAGTTAGGCACATTAAATGTGTGTACTGATTGTTTAACTAACTTGCAGCAACAAGCAACGCAAGTATCGCAACAATAAAAGAGGTGAAATCAATTGGCAGAAATACTTAAAATAAGAGAAATAACAATTGATACTATGCAGCACAAAGAATTCAATGTAAAAGAAGAGGAACTGAAGCTCATCCGGTTTTATCAGAATGATTTAAACTCTGCCAAACTATTAATCAATGTTACTCATGATAAAGTAGTAACAGATTTTTCAACAGCAACTAGTGTACAAATTGCATTTTTAAAGCCTGATTGTAAGCGAGTATTCCAAGATGTGCAGAATGTGAATCAAATGCAGGGTAAGTACTATGTTGTTTTAAGTACACAAACTCTGATTGCTTACGGTAATGTCATTGCACAATTGAGGTTCACTTTCCCGAATAACAAAGTAATTGAAACTTGTAAATTCGCATTTACAGTAGATGAATCAATAATGTCTGATGAGGCGATGAAATCTACAAATGAATTTCCCGTAATACAAAAAGCGATTGAAGCAGGAAAGAAATTTGAAGGTGTAGATATTGACGGGATTATCGCAGCTGGTGAATTAGCAAAGGGGGCATTACCAAAAACAGGCGGTACGATGACAGGCAACCTATTAATGGATAACCCTACAGGTGCTATGTCACAAAGGTACCGTGCAGGTTCAACGCCTGTACAAGTTGGATGGGAAGCTTTAACAAATGGACAATTCCGTATGTTTGACTGGACAAATACAAGGAATGTATTTAGTTATGATCCTGTATCGGATCAAGTTAACATTAACCGCAACACAAACCTATTGAAGAAAACAGGGGATACGATGACAGGCGCGCTAATATTCGACACTGCTTTCACTGTAAGAGGGTCAGGCGCTTCATGGGATATGCGTCCTTATGCTTCAGGGCAATACTCCAAAGGTGTACGCCACACAATTAACACGGCCAATAACTTCTATGCTATAGCCCCTATAGATGAAGCAGGAGCGGCTAACTGGAGTAATCAGGCAGCACTTTATGGAAATACAGGTGTGTGGGACGTGAAGGACATCAATGTCAGAGGTGGCAGTGCGTCCAATGTTGTAACTAAGAATAAAGACGGACGAGCAGATCTAACCTTGACAGCTGATGCTACCAATGCAAACTCAGGGTATCCTCCTTACGCAATACGTAGAGGGAATGCTGTAACAGTCAGAATGGAGATTTCTAGAAATGCAGGTTCAGCAAGTTCAGTAGTCACTACATTACCTGCTGACATGAGACCGACTGATACACTATCCATGAACTTTGTAGCTAATGATGGCACAGTAGTAGGCGTTAACATAAGTTGGAACGGAAATATTGAGATGTACAAAACTGGAACAACAACCAAAGTAATGGCAACCTACGTAGTCAACTAAGGAGGAAATCACATGGCTAAATACTACGGATATTGTTTCAACGCTGAAGGGAAATTCACTGAGATGATTCCTCTAGAAGAAAAGGCAATCACGGAAAAACAAACGTTTTATAGAGAAGAAACGAAAGAAATTGTAACGGAAGAAAAGCTTTGTGAACTTCATCAATCTATTGAAGATGGTACTTATGTACCGGATTCAGAGAATGTGGAAGAACCAATTAGTAAATATGACTGTCCGGATTGTGTAATGGCACATGTAGAGTACGAAACAATTAAAGTGCCATACGAGGAAGATGTTGTTATAGATTATGAGCCTGACATTCCTGAAAATTGTACTTTAGAAGTTTGTCCGGATTTAATTTACGCTCCAATATTCAAGGAAGGTAAATGGGTAAAAACGTTTGAGCCTGAACCAGTAGAACCACAACCTGAAGAACCATCTGAATTAGAAAAAATTAAACAGCAATTAGCTGATATACAGAAAGAGCTAGAGGATATCAAGAATCAGAAGCCGCCAACTCTTGATGAAACAGAAGTGCCAATAACCTTTGCAGCACCTATACAAGATACACCAGATTATGAACACGAAATTAATAAAATTAAGCAAGTCATTCCGAATTTAGGAGAACAAATTGTTGATTTAAATAGTAGAATAGCTGATTTAGAGAACAAAGAGCAGGTGTAATTAACTGGTCTTTTTTTATATTTAAAAGGAGGTGAACAAGTGGAGCGAGTTCATGATATTTTCAGAAGTCTTAACATAATTGATGTTTTTAATTCAGCGCAATTTAAAGCCGCTTCACTTGTAAGCGGTGGAGTGGGAACATTCTTAAGTCTGGTATATGGAAAAACAAATTTAATATGGATCTTTATTCTGATGATGGTGGTCGCTTTAGATTGGATTACAGGAAGTAAAGCGTCAAAGTTAGATGGATCGTATTCATCTGCATATGGAGTAGAAGGCATCGCGCGTACCGTGGTGCTTTTTTTATTGCCATGTTTAGCTCACATGTTTGATATCGCATTTAAATTACCAGATTTCTTTTTCTTTATGGTAACTGGCGGTTTAACATATCACATTTTTAACAGTTTCACAGCTAATTGCGTTCGTGTCGGCTGGGATAAATGGATTCCAACATGGTTACTGGAAAGTGTAGCGAGTGAAATCGAAGCGAAAATAAAACGTTCTGATACAAGGAAACGGAGGAAATAATGATGCAAGAGAAATTCAAAAATTATGGATTGTGGATAGCATTATTCGCGTTGGTAGGGATGATATTAATGGATACCGTTCCTCACTTTAACTTAGGAAGATATCAAGAATATGTAGATACGATTCTATACATTTTGATTGCAGCAGGTGTTGTATCAAATCCTACAGCTGGCAAGTGGTTTGCTGATAAACGAAATGAAGGAGCGGATAAGTAATGGGATATATCGTTGATATGTCAAAATGGAATGGCAGCCCTGATTGGGATACAGCAGCAAAACATTTAGATTTCGTTATTGCTCGTGTACAGGATGGTTCTAACTATATTGATCCCGTATACAAATCCTATGTATCTGCAATGAAGGCTCGCAACATTCCTTTTGGTAATTATGCGTTCTGTAGATTTGTATCGATTAATGATGCGAAGAAAGAAGCGCAAGACTTTTGGAATCGCGGCGACAAGAGCGCTACAGTGTGGGTGGCTGATGTAGAAGTAAAAACAATGGATGATATGAGAGCAGGAACACAGGTGTTTATCGATGAATTACGCCGATTAGGTGCTAAGAAAGTTGGTTTATATGTTGGTCATCATATGTATGCTCCATTTGGAATGGCAAATGTAATTGCTGACTTTGTATGGATTCCACGTTATGGCGGGAAGAGACCAGCATATCCATGCGATATTTGGCAATACACTGAAACAGGGAATGTACCTGGTATTGGCAAATGTGATTTGAATTCTCTAATTGGTAGCAAACCGTTATCTTGGTTCACAGAAAAAGAACGACCAGAACAAGCAGTTTCAAATGGTGGCTATCAATACGTTAAATCTGGTGGGTTTGGCATTTCACTGGTTCAGGAAGTCGTAAATGCTATGAATGAGCGCGGAACGAAAGGGCAAGTTATTTCTGATCCATTAACTGGTCTAGCATATTTACAAACAGAAGTATTACCAAATAGTGAACTTGATAAGATTACAGCTTGGATGGATGAAAGACAATGGTGGTACGAGTATATTAAGAAGTAAAAAATAAGAGCCGTCCTGACGGGCGGCTTATTTGATATTTTTATGGTAATAATCATGATCGTCCTTATCTCCACCAATACCATCCCCATCAAAATCTTCCGTATAAGGATTATTGTTGTATTCTTCAGTGTCGTTGTCGCCGAAGAAAGCGCTGATTATTCCAAATATCCCAAAACCAATAAGTAAGATTATTACTATTAAACATCCTGCTCCTAAGAACATAGTGAAATTATCTCCATTTTCTTTTGGCTTTGTTTTGTTGTCCAAAAGTAGTCCCCCATCCCAAAATTGTTAAATTTATGTATCTAATATGTATTATAATCTTATTCAATAACAAATGGTTGTTATTCCTCCGCAAAAAAACTGACCGTATTCAGTCAGTTTATACTCACTAGTTCATCAAATTTAAATTCAGTATCCAAACCGAAAGCATCCGTTGTAGCGTTATGCGGCGGGCAATTCATTATGGTTGGTAGCCAGGAACGGGGATTCTCGCTAATAAGTTGTGCAGGGATTGGCTATATTGTTGTTCAAATGATTCCATTGTTTATGAGACTACTTGTTGAGATTGCGAAGGCTATATAGTCCTACATTTGTAGGGCTTTTTCTTTGCAGGAATTTCTCCGCTATCATGGAATACTGTCAAGACAATATGAACATTGTATTTATATGGGTTTTTTTGTATAATAAAATTAAATATATAGATTTTTTTATGTAATGACTGAAATCAGAAATATCCTATGAATTTTGAGAGGTGTTATATGTTTACAAATAAGAAATTAATTCGAACTGGCCTAACGTTATTTGTGTTTTTAAGTATAATTAATTTTACAATCGGTTATTTTCAAGGATATCTTGAATCGGCAGCAGATATTAAATGGGTAATGCCAGAAATTTGGAAAACTATTTTGATAGATGCTCCTCAAGGTATACTTGTTCTTTTAGGTGCAATCGCTTTGTATGATTTCACAAAAGAGACATCAAAAAAAGATGCATCAATCTAATCATGTCTTTCTTCAATTAAAAATTTCATGATAGTAATCTTAAAAAAAGCCCTAATCAGGGCTTTTTTTCTTTGCAGGAATTTCTTAACCACCATGGAATACTCTCACTAGGAGGTGTTGTGACGCTATGACGGACGAAATTGTTTATTCTGCTAGTGAAGTATACAAACGACTAGGAATAAGTGATAGCACCCTTAGAAAGTACATGGAAGTATTGTCGCGAGAAGGATTCGCAGTGAAGAAGGATAATCGTGGCAGACGCCAGTACACAGACAGTGACATTATGGTGATTGAGAAACTAATTGAGCTTAGTAAGCATGACGGTATGACGCTAGAGAAGGCAGCGAAGATGATTGCGCAGCAAATAGAGAAAGTTAATCCAGATTTGATTCAAGAAGAGTCTGAGGAAACGGATTTAGTGCCATTCCACATTAAACAACAATTACAGGAACAGTACAGCGTTATGGCGCAAGAAATGAATCAAAGCATGTTGGCGATGGAGAAGCGATTAAGTGAGCAGGCGAAGCAAAATAACGAAGAAATCAAAGCGAGCGTAGAAGCGCATAACGAGCGAGTGGAAAAACGATTGGAAGCACGGGATGAGACGCTGATGAAGACGTTACGTGAGATGCAGGAAACGAAGAGAATGATGCAGGAGTTTCGGGATGAGGTTGCTGCTGCGAAAGAGAAGAAGCCGTGGTGGAAATTCTGGTGAGAATAGTAATTAGAAAATAGCCCTGCATATGCAGGGCTATTTTCTAATATGTATATAGGCCCCGCCACATGCCAATCAACCTAAGATTTTAAAGTATCCCCTAAACGGAAATTTTGTGTTTTTTGAACTTTTATTCATAACAATCAGTAATTAAACTATTCCAATAGGTATTATTAGCACGCCATTGCGAATAGGGGCGTTTATTTCCTTCATACATACCGCTATCGAAATATACAGTTCCCTCGGAAACAAGTTTAATCCAATTATCAAATGTCATAGGTTCACCAAAACAAATTTTTTGATAAACACCAAAAGCATCGGTTTTACAAGTGAACCATCCAAGATCATCAAATTTATCTTCGAGTTTATCTTTCAGGGTCTTTCCTTTCCCTGTTGGAGAAGAAATGCCGTACCAGCGCGCAATAACAATATTATCATGCTGAAGTTGTACAGGTATGATTGAGGATTTGTCGATACGTCTATCTTGACTGTAAGAATAATAAATTACAATGTCTAAATTATCTTCAATAATCATAATTTGACCAAATGTGTTGTATTGTCCTATTTTAGGAACAGGACTGCCTGACCAAGAGAACCGCCCACCTTTTTCAACATTAGGTTTACCAAAGATACGACAAAAAGAGTCTTGCTTTTCTGGAGTTGTTGAACCTGAAAATAGTGGTGCATACACACCGACTTTGAAAATGTATTCGTTAGCTGACCAATCTCCAAATGTAGTCTTTCCAGAAGTAGTTTCATTTTTTAATTCATATCCAAGGATATCTGGAAGATTCCCTCCGTTAGCTGTAATTCCGAATTGTTCTTCAAGCCAATGACCTCGGCGACCATCATGGCGTATATTTTTTCCAGAAATATCAGGGATTTTTCCTTTTACGTTACTTCTGAAAATTTCAATCAATTTTTCTTTATTTTTCTCCATTGGTCACGACCTCCTGTGGTTGCTCAATAAATAGCTTGGTAAAAATGGCTTCTAAAACTGAAACAACAATACTGTTTCCAGACTGTTTATATAAACTTGTATTGCTGACTAATACACTTGCTTTTTCAAAATTTTCATCGTCTACACCCATGAAACGCCAAGTTTCTCGAGGTGTTAATCTTCTAGCTGGATATTTCCCATCTTCTCTTACTGGTCCAGAAACTAGTTGACGTCTTTTCTTTGTTAAGAAATCTTTGAGAAAAGTTCCTTTCCAATAATTAGAGTCTAAGCAATAAATGTAATCTTGTATAATTGGAACATCACTTACTTGATTATTATTGAGATAAAATTTTTCTGGAACATTCTTTTCTAACAAGTCATTCATAAATACTGTTAGGTTCCTTGATTTTGGAAAAGCGAACTCTTTTTCAGGATTTAAGATACTTATGCAAAAAACACGTTCTCTATTTTGTGGGATGCCGTAGTTTCTAGCATTTAGAACATCCCAATAATTGGTATATCCTAAAGATTTAAGATAAGATAAAAATTCTTCAAAGTTTTCTTTGTGATTCTTTCCAACTAAATTTTTTACGTTTTCCATCATTAAATATTTTGGCTTTTTATATTCAATAATTTTGCAACATTCCCAAAGTAAAGAAGATCTTGTGCCTGAATTAGCATTTAATCCATTTTGATATCCAGCTACTGAAATATCTTGGCATGGAAATGAATAGGTGAAGAAATCAAAATCTGGTAAAATTTCCGGATCGATTGTTCGAATGTCTCCAAAGTTTTTATTAAGTTTATTGGCGATATACATGTCTTTTAGTTTTTGTCCTCGAAGTTTTTTTGCACGGTTTTCGAAGGTTTTATAGTCAAGAGGAACATTGATACTTTCAAGATATTCTCGCATTTCATCATCTGATATAGTGAGGTCTATATCGCGTTTTTCAAGTAAATTTTCATGTATAGCAGCGTAAGAAAGTAGAACATCGCCCTCAATTTCAGAAATGCCTACAACTTTGTGAGGAATTTTTAATTTTTTTAGTGCTAATCGTTGGCTTCCGTAACCAGCGAATGCTTCAAATACCTTTAACATCTATTAGTACCTCTTACAAATGTGTTCAGGGAATATGTTTGATAGATCATTTTCAATTCTATCATCAATTTTTACGGTGCTTTTTTTAATATAATCTGCCAAGTTTTTATTATTATCTAGTAAGAGATAGGATTGTGGAGCGACAAATCCCTCAACGTTATTTCGTAAATCTTCAAGAGTAATAGGTTTGATCTGCTGAAAACCTATAATTTCCATTCCGAATCGATAACTTTGAGCATAGTGTTTGATTCGGTTAGAAGTTTCTTCATCATCTGAGTATTGTTCTTTCCAATTTTCAAGACTGTGTTTATTACCAAAGTAAACAATTCCACATATGGCTTTTACAGGTTTGCTGACATACATATATGCATAAGTGCAATTCTTTGGAAAAGTACGTCTATATTCAATCAATTTAACTTGACCAGCAATTTTATCATATATGCTAGGCCAGAAACTCATAAGTGGTATCATTTAGTTGTGCCTCCTAAATCTATTTAAAAAGGAATTGGATGTTATGCTATCTGTGCTTGATAATACCCTTTGAATTCTTGACAATTTCCAAGTAATTATACTTTTAGAAAATCCCTATTATAATATATCATCTTTAGTAGTTTTTTGGTTATAGTAAATATTAAAAATGGAAATTTCTAAAGATAGATTATCCTAGCAATTAAAAGATATTAGGAAGATAAAATTAAGTATCATCAAAGGGATTTTATGTTGTTTACTAATGGAACTAAACGTTGATCCGGTTTCTCTGGTGTCTGTATTTCCTTTTCCGTTTTAGTTTGAGCATTTTCGATAGTTAAATCTGCACTTTCGGTAATAGGTGTCACAGTTACTAAAAAAGATTTACTTTCATTTTCCAAAGGTACCACTCCTATTTTGATTTTTATAACTTTATAAAATTATAAAAGCTTTTATGTATATAGGTATGTTAGAAATATCCCTATATAGAAATAGGGATATTTCTATATTTTTTAAACCTCTGTTAAGAGCTTGAATTTCCTTTTCTGCGCTGAAGTTAATTCGTTTTCTACATAACGATCTATAAGTAAATCAATTATTTCGTGAGCATATTTCGTATTTGTAAGTTTCATTAGTGCTTCGAGCTCTTCTTTAGATTGTCGGGAAATTTTAATACTGCCTTGTTGATTTTTAAATTTCTTTTTTTCTGGTTCTTGTTCTTTCTTTTTATCTTCTTGTTTTTGTTCTTCTTTTGGTGGAGAAGGTGGAGTATCCTCAACATTCTTTGTACCACTTGAGTCTTCAGGTGGTATATAAGGATCTTCCGGCTTGAAATTACCAACGGTTCTATCTAACAACCCAGGTTTTTTGGTCATGTTACACACCAACTTTCATATTTTCAAACATCTCAATACGAGATAATAATTCATCACTAATTTTTTCGTATAGTTCAATTACATTTAAATCATGTCTATCTTTTTCTGTGATACCATTGACATCGAATCTTTTGATGCGTTCCATTTGTGGGACGATGTTTTTAAACATGTTTTCTTCTCCGAAAATTTCACGAGCGTTTTCCATAATGTATTCATCCACTTTACCGTTATTTTTTAGCAGCACTGGAAGAATGCCAACTACTTCAATATCAAGGTTATATTGTTGTTTTAATTTAATCAGCTCGTTAACATAGTTTTCCGCTCCAGTAAGAGAGCGTTCTTGCGTTTGTAAGGTGATAAGAACATAATCAGAAGCTACAACTGCATTTTTTGTAACTTCAATTGACATAGGAGGAACGTCGATAAATATGTAATCATATTTATGTTTAATTTTATCAAGTAACCCCTTAAAATAATGGTCTTCCTCTTCTTCAGATGAACAATTCTTATACAGAAACTTCGCAAAATCTTGAAAATCAACGTAAGAGGGAAGTAAATATAAGTTCTCCATGATTTCCACTTCTAAGCCATCTAGGTTCCCCTCTTGTATACCTTTCATTAATGTTTTTTCAACAGTAACGATTTCATCAGGATTAAGGATTGATTTTGTTAGCATTAAAGACTTTGTTGCGTTACTTTGTGGGTCAAGGTCAACAAGTAATGTACGCTTGCCTTTTTTAGCAAATTCATAAGAGTTCAATACAGCATTTGTGGTTTTACCGACTCCACCTTTGTAATTACCTACCGTAATTGTAATAGCCATTTGTAACACTCCAGTTATATTTTTTGAAATTTCCCTATATCCCTTTATAGAAATAGGGAAAAATAGAAATAGGGAAATAGGGATATTTCTAACTATAGAAATAGGGATATTTCTATATCTTTAAAGAAATTATAACAATGATATCCGGGTTATGCAATAGAATCATAGAGTTAGTAATTAATAACATAAACGTTGATATTAAAAGGTTTTATTTGTATTCAAATCGGAGAAATTTAAGGGAAAAACATATCATTTAATAGAGAAGATAGAAGGTGCAAAAACAACAAAAATAGGGAAATATAGATATAGGGAAAAAGGGAAATATCCCTATATCTATAAGTGGAAAAAGGGAAATAGGGAAATAGGGATATTATTCAAAAAGCACGCAAATTCGCTGTTTACAAACAAAAAAGCTTGTTGTAACGTAATAAACAACAAGCAACATTCTACAAAACAAAACAGAATTTGATATTTTACATAAACGAAGATCATGAAGATTGAAAGATATAAAAGACAACTGAATATGAACACAAAACAAAAAGCCACTCCCATATGCTAATGGCTACCAACCTTTAGCGGGAATGACTCAGTTCTAGTAATTGCTACCAACACTTACTAGAATGACCTGTACACCCATACAGGACTTCGACTTATAAGACGCTCACCACGTCAGATAAGTTATTTGCCTTGTTATAGCCCAACAAGGCTTATTAGATACACCTATTGTACCGTTATGTAATACATTTTTCAACTAGTAAAGACTAGTATTATTTGATGTATAAAATAACTGTGTTTAAAGGGCGTTATCTATACCTAGAAGTCTTGTAATTTTACAGGGCATTTAGGTATGGATAATGCCCTTTTTGTTTTATATAACGTGGATACCGTGCCCACGAAGGAAAGCTGTGAAGCATGCCTAAAATAAACGGGGTCTAGTGTGGCCAATGCAAAAAACACACTCGGATATCGGCTTTCGTTGCATTAAGCCGTCTGACGTAAGCGAGGTAAAGGACGCAAGCCTTGCATAAAACAAGCCTAAGTGATAGGTCAGCTATCATAACTGCGATGATAACCAAGACGTAGGTGGCAAAAAGTGTTAAAAGACAATGGAGGCTCAAACAAGACGCAATTGTACGACTGTAGTTAATCATTTACTAGTAAGCGGCGATTGTGACACTGTATCACGGCAAACCTTTGGAGTGCGCAAGTACGCAAAGGTAAGCGGGTTTTGTAGCGAATCACTCGAAAGAGAACGGTGTAGGGCGTGGAGACGCACCGTATGGAGTAATCCTATAAGCTACATTCGAATAGTAGTAATCTAGCTATTCGGCGTCAATGCAAACAATCTCAATCGGCTACAATGGGTACTAAGCCAGTATTGATAGGGCGTTTTAACCTCAGAAAATTTACAAGGGGTTACTATGCCCAAAACGTCATCGCACGTGTCCAGGAGTAGCTTGCCAGTATGAAAACCCTCAAAACCTTCAGTCAAGCTTAATTACGGAGAAAAGATGAAAAATATGAGATTGTTTAACTCCTGGGGGAATGACTTACTAAGATAGTGGAATAAATAAAGGATTTATAACTTACTTGGCTAGAGGATAAGGGGAATGGATGGTTGAATAGGCCTTATTACAGAAGTTGGTTTTACACAACGGATATAGTACGTGAAATTTTATAAGTTAGTTTGATTTAGGTTTTCATGATGTAGAGGGGATTTGAGGAGACTTACCTACGGAAATAGGTGGGCTTTTTTTATATTGGTGAGATTGTACTAGTATGATAGAATAAGAACAACTGTATATTGTAGGGTGGGCGGTTGCGATCCTTTCTCTTATTTAGAGGGAAAGGAGGTGACCGAATGGACATTCTTTTTCAAATATTATTAGAAGCATCCAAAACTATTGTTCGAGAGATTATAGTTTTTGGATTTAAAAAAATTACTTCTAAAAAACAGAAGAAGACCACCCGTCAGCCGGCAAAGCGTGGGCGGTCTTCTAAGAAACGAAGAAAATAATTTTTAGTAACCACTCACCTTGCGGTAGCAGTTATCTGAAGAGATGTGTCCAGCATCTCTTCTTTTTATTATATACGTACAGAAACACTGAAATACCTTTAAGGAAATTATACCAAATGTAAAAACAAAAGAAAAGCCCACTGGGGACAGTGGGTTATTGGTTGGGTACTACTATCTTATTGCACAAAAGGGACTTTGCATTAAAATGATAGCATATTATTAAAGTTGTTATATTGAGAAATAAAGAAAAGACACCCAAAGGTGTCTTCCTACAATTGAATAACTACTTCAATTATAATAATTTTCTACAATGATAAATACATCAGCAATATTTCATATCATAATTATTTTATCACGCTTTTTTAATTTTAAAAATCAAACTATTTAACTATATCAATAACTAAATAAATGAATATAATGTATTAATCCTAATAGAAGGGAGGATTCGCCATGCAATTAGTATGTTTTAGAGTAGTTGATGGTCAATACTTCTTATTTGTAGAAGGTATCCAGATTCCTGTACCAATTCCGGCGGCAGTTGCAGCTCTATTAATTGGTTTAGGGTTAATTCCGCTTTGTTCTTAATTTAAGTAATTCCAAACAGCTCTACCTTTCAATTGATAAGCCCTCAAGTATATGAATACTTGGGGGTTATTATAATAAAAAAAGACGCCATAAAGCGCCTCCCATTTGGGTAAATAAGAAGTAGGGTTTCCAGTATAACTAAAAAAATAGAACAGGTGCTTAGATTTTATCACGATTTTTTGCTGAATGAACATGCATTATTACATATTA